AAAACAAGTCTGTCTCTATCTCTCTCGATCAGGATGCAACGTGAGTTATACTGAGGTTGATTACCAAGACATCACACCAGGGACTACAGGTTCCTGGGTGTCAGTTGATGTGTCCAGCTACGTCTCTGGGGATTGCACGGGCGTACTGCTGCACGTCATCAATACTCATAGCTCTACGAAATATGACGTTGGCTGGAGGCATGGCAACAGCACTGATAATCGGACAGCCGGGGTAGCCCGTCTCCGGCATACGATGGCGGCCTGCGGAGTCCACGATGCGGGCGGAGGATCTCTAAATGTCGATCTATATATCGGCTCGACTGATGTAAAAATCTATCTGGTCGGATACTTGGAAGCTGAAGCCGGTTGGCTTACTAATGCCACTGAGTACGGCGGAGCTGGTGGCACTTGGGCCGATACCGACATATCGACCGACACCGGAGATGACACTGCTATAGTCGCTATATGGCAATACACCACAGATCTGGGTGGCCGCAATTACGGTTTTCGAAAGAATGGATCGTCTGATAACCGCACGGGCGATTCTGGTTTTGAAATTATTGGGGCCATGATTGGACTGGACGGAAGCGAGATCTGTGAGACGTACCGTGATTCCAGCCATCAAGACTTCTGGCTCATGGGTTGGATGACCGAGGGGGCGACTACTAATACCAATGCAACGGATATGTCATTGAGCACTACGGGCAGCTACCAGGATTTATCAACACTGCCAAGCGGTGCAACAGGCGCGGTTATCGAGGTGAGTAGCTCGTCATATTACGATGCGGCCCTTCGAAAAGACGGCTCATCCAATGATTATTATTATGAGTGTTACCACAACTTTTTTGCAGCCCCGGCAAACAATAGGGTTATTGAAGGCAAAATAGAAAATACCGGGGTGGATTTTTATTGTCCGCTCTATTTTACAGAAGTCGGCGGCGGCACGACGGTGACGCAGACCACCAGCCTGGATGCCCTGATCAGCAAGTCGATCTCCAAGACCACCGGCCTGGACGCCCTGGTAAGCAAGCAACAAACAGTAGATTTGTCCATTGATTCCATTCTATCCGCTTTGAAAAGTGTTGTTACAGATTTGGACGGTGTTATTTCTAAGCAACTGGGTTCTTCTCTTAGCTTGGATTCCTTAGTTCAAAAAGGGCAGACAATAGGAACAGGGTTGGATTCCTTAATACAATCTTCGAAAATAAAAACCTTATTATTTGATGCTTTATTGCAACAAGCCAAAAGTGAAAACGTTGATTTAGATGCACTGCTTTTAAAATCTGGGATTACTTCTACTGTAGACTTGGACTCATTAATTCAAAAATCCCTTCAAGAAAATGTTGATTTAGATGCTTTAATTTTAAAAGAGGGCTTAACAGAGAGTGTTTCACTGGATGCAATTTTAATATCTATTTCTGAAAATTTAGTTACTACCTCTTTAGATGCAGTTTTACAAAAAACTTTAATATCCTCTTTATCTTTTGATGGAATAGTTAGTAAAGTAGGACAAACCGAAGTTGTCTCAATTGATGCTTTACTTAATAAGTTGGGTATAATGGCAACTACTTCAATTGATGCTTTAATTTTAAAAGAGGGCTTAACAGAGAGTGTTTCACTGGATGCAATTTTAATTGAAAGATTATCAGAAACAACAAGTTTGGATGCTCTAATTGAGAAAGAGGGTATTTCATTATCTATAGATATGGATGCTTTAATTTCTAAAACCTTTTCATCCCAATTGAGTTTAGATGCATTAACAAAGAAAGTAAAAACAAATTCTTTAAGTTTTGATAGTATTTTATCTAAGAGCTATACAGAAATAACAACTCTGGATGCTTTGCTCCTGGCTTCAGGATTAACCTCTACAACAAGTTTGGATGCCTTACTTACAAAATTTGATCAAACTATATCCACAGTAATGGACGCGATGCTTTTACGTTCAATGTCTACAACTGTGCAAATGGATGCTATTGTATCAGGAATATTTTCTCAAATGGTATATCTGGATGCTATAATTGGAGAAGATGCTTTTCCTGAACCAATAACAACTTTTGTTGCAAATAGTAAGATATTTAATTTTATAGCAAAAAATAAGAATTAGGAGGAATTATGGCAGCAACAGTACAAATACATGAAATGACGGCGACTGATACAGGGACGGATAAAACTGACGGTACTGTTAGATTTAAAAGTGCAGATAATACCACAGTTGATACTAATAATCGGTTAACTGTTCCTGAGAGCGGTACAAATTATAGTTATACCAAACAACTCCAATTAAATGTAACAGTGGCACCCGATACGGATTTACAAGATTTGGAGGCTTATTCTGATGGGTCAAATGGATTTGGCACTGGAATAGGTGTTCAATATGATGTCCAAAGCTCTTTTCAATCTCAGCAAAATACAGATATTTCAGGGACTGATTTGTTTACTGCTGATAGCGGATCTCCAATTGATATGGATGCTAATAATACTGGACCCCACACAGGTACAGGATATCAAGGAGACATTTTGAGATTACAAATGACTGTAGCAGATACCGCCTCTCAAGGATCTTTAAGTGCAGAAACCTTAACTTTTAGCTATACAGAAACTTAATTTGTCATGCTTCAAAAAAGTGCCTTTTTTTTCTGGGAAATTGAAACAGTTGATGGAGAAGTCTATTTCCAAGATTCTGGTATAAAATGGCAGGATATTGATTCTGATACTGTACTAAGGGCTTCTATATTACCATCTATAAAGAATTTACAGAGAATTGATATTTTCTGTCATAAAGATAATAAGTTTGTGGGATGGTTTGGTAAGGGTTTTATTAAGCAAGCAAATGGGTTTAAATTATCAAACTATTTGCATTGCATAGAAACTGAACATCAACGTGTTTGGGTATTTGATACTGGAAGGGTAATTATAACACATAGAAAATTCAATTTAAGGATATAGTCATGTATCTTGATTTTGAAAGATTCATAGCAGAGGATACTAAAATTGTATTATATCCTACTGATGACGCTTTTGGACCGTATGGTTTTGATTGCAGTCCCGCATTGCCATCAACGCTAACTATAACGGATGCAACAGCAACCGCGTATTTATATTCTGCTGGTACTTTTATTGAATACTCAAATTTAGTTGAACCGGGTTCGGTAACATTAACAGGTGATACTACATTACAATTAAAGTTGCAAGCTGTTGACCTACCTGTAGGTGAATACTATTTGAAATTGACTTTAACTTTAAGCAATGGTGGTACAAAGAATTTGTTAGCTGGAGAAATTTCTGTAAACTACTTTTAGGTTTTACTATGTTTGATATTCAAAGAGGCGATGTTTTTTGTAGTTCGAACCCTCAGGGTTTGGGTAGTATAATTTCATTGGTTCAAGCTTTTTGGAGACCTGATTCTGAAGGCGAATTTGGACATTCTGGAATTATTTTGTCTGGATCAGGACGTTCAATTGAATCACTTTGGAAGGTTAAAGAGAGAAATATCTTTGAATCTTATACAGGGGAAAAGATTTTGATAGGGCGGCCAATTCCAGCCTCTACAGAACAAGAAAAACAGAAGCAGAACCCTCAAGGCAGAAATTGAAGAGGAGGAACAAATAATGCCCACTTATAGGAACGATGCTACGAGAAATAGCTATAGAGTCACACATACAAGCGGGGAGAAAAGGACAGTGCTTCCAGGCCAGACTATCGAGACATATCAAGACTTGTCAAGTATATCTGACTGACGAACAACGGGAAGAGTTGATTGCTGATTACCTGGAGTGGGAAGCAGGTATGGATGTTGTTGTTGGGCAAAAGCTACAATACAATGCAGGATTGTTTAGGGTGCTTCAGGCTCATACCACGCAAGCTGATTGGAAGCCTACAACTGCTCAGAGTTTGTTTACTGAGGTTGTTGCTCCTGGTGTAATCCCGGAATGGGTACAACCAGAAGGAGCACATGACGCTTATGCGGAAGAAGCACAGGTCACGCATAACGGGCATCTTTGGAAGTCTGACATCTCAGCGAATGTTTGGGAACCTGGAGTATATGGCTGGACTGATAAAGGAGAAATCTAATGTCAGAAATATTCAAACCAGAACATATCGCTTCACTTGAATGGCAAGAGCTACCTGAACATTGGAAAGCAGCTCTCAGAGAATGGCCTGAACATTTTAAGAATGAGCCTTTTCAAGGTGGTCTTATTCCAGACAGGTGAGAAGCTAAAGAGCAAATCCCTGGAAGGGAAAGACTACATGGAGGGATTTACTGATGGAGAAAGGATATCTGGTTGCATCTTTGATTTGTTTTATATTCGCTGGATATCTTTTATGGATTTGGTAAGGAGAAGTTCTATGAGAAAGTGTTTTCCATTCATTTTAGTGCTGATGTTTTTGGTTGGCTGTGGGTCTACGCAGCTTCCCCTTCTCAACCTGGGAGTCAACGTCTCCCAAAAGTACCTCACGCTCCGCAGTGAGTATGTTGAGACTTACAAGGAAAGCTCGCCTGAGCTACAAGAGTACATGGACAGCAAGATCGTCCCGGAGCTGAACAAGGCCCGAGAAGCTATCTTGGAGTACAACGACAAGGTTCTTCGGGGCACAGATCCAGGCCAGCAAAGGGAAGTGATTATTAAATTGCTTGTAGAGATTAGCCGGATGATGGAGGTTCTGTAATGGATAATGATTTGAAGGTAGAACTCACAGCCAGGGCCTTGTTCCTCTTGTTTGACGTGTTGGAGCAGTACATGCAAGAGGGCTACGAGACTTCGGAAACTATCGAACAGGCACGTTCCAGGCTTGCCAAACTGGACAAAAAGATTAGAGAGCAACCAGAGCTATGAAAATGCCCCCAGTAAAAATGCTCCCCTTGTTTACAAAAGGGGAGTCTTGGTACAAAAGGCTTAAATCCTGGTTTGGCAGAAGGCAATGGATCTTCTTTGAAGATTATGAAATTGAGTTGCCTGATGGGAGAAAGGTGTTAATCCCAAAAGGATTTATATTGGATTTTGCCTCTGTTCCAAGGATCTTTGCTTGGTTATTTCCTCCTTTTGGCCCTTTAATGATGGCAGCAATAGTACATGATTTTGTGTACAAAAAAGGCTACTTATTGCTTCCCAATGGTGTAAAAGAGCATTTATCAAGGAAGCAAGCTGACGATTTACTCTATAGTATTACTGAAGACCAGACAGGCATAAAGATAGGTGCAGGAATTGCTTGGGCCGGAGTACGTTTGGGTGGGTGGTTCGCATGGAAAGCGAATTAGACACAGCGGTTCACCTCATAAAAGCATATTTGTATAAATACTGGATTGATGTTGTTGAAGTAGAAACAGACCAAAAGGAAAAGAAAGCAAAGAAGGAAAAGTTAATTTTGTTGAATTCCTATTTGACTGAGTTCCAATTGGAATTAGTAATTAAAAAAATACAATTATGAGGTTTACATGGAACAGTATTGGATTGCAATTGGAGTAAGCTGGGCAGGCTCTTTTATAGGCGTACTTACGGTTGCTTTAATTTCTTGGGGTAAGATCAACCAAATTATAAGGCAGCATGGGGAGCAGTTGCAGGAGGTAAAAGAACAAGTGAATGTTATTGCAGGACACACAAAAGAATCAGCGATTACAAGAGGCGAGTGTGAAGTAAAAAGAGGGGAATGTAATACCTCAATTTGCAGTAAAATTGATTTAGTAAACAAAAAGCTTTTATCAATGGATAAACAAAGGGAAGACAGTAGGAAAGAAACTAAGGAAGACTTCAAAAGGATTTATGATAAAATAGATTCCCTTTCTAAAACAGGTAGAGGGGGGTGATTAAAATTCCAAAAGCATTTGAAAATTGTGTGAAAAAAGGTGGAAAAGTTCGTACAGTATCAGGGCCTTCTAAAGAACACGGACTTAAAAAAGGTGAGTATGTAAAATACTGTACAATTGGGGGTAAAAGTTACAGAGGTGAGGTTAAAAAGAAAAAACAAGATAATGCTGAAGGAGCTGAAATGAATAAATCAGTAAGTACAGAGAAACGCAAAATTCCAAAGTCAGGGTTGCAATTTGATTCCCCGGCTGATATACTGTTTTCAAAAGAAGGCGGTGATAATAGGAAAGCGTATATGAAAGCATATACGGGTCAGCCGATGGAACACTGGCTCTTCGGAAAGGTGGTTGTTGATGTTTCTGGACTCGATTTTGAGAACAAGAAAAAATTTCCAATACTTGAAGAACATAATAGAGGCAGGAAAATAGGATTTAGTGCTAAACCTACAACCGACAATAACGCTGTTGAATTGGATGAATTTGAATTACTGAACAATGATGTTGCAAATGAATTTTATGAAAATGCAAATGCGGGTTTTCCTTATCAGGCTTCTATAAGCATTAGACCAAGGGTGATTGAAGAGGTTGCTGAAGATGTCAAAGCTGAAGTAAATGGCTATACATTGAAAGGACCAGCTTCGATTGTAAGGAAAGCACGTTATAATGAATCGTCTGTTTGTGTATTTGGTGCTGATAACAAAACATCTGTAGGGGCATTTTCTGAGAGTGAAATGGAAGAAACTGAAGTTGAAATAGTCCGTTTTACTGAAACTGAAACAAAATTGCATAGGAGGCACAAAATTATGGATCTGAAAGAAATGAAAGAACAGTATCCCACGCTTTTGGAGGAGTTCAAGAAAGAGGTAACTGAGGAACTCCAGGCATCCCATCAAACAGAAATGCAGAAGAAGGATAAAGAGATTGCGGATCTGAAAGCTTCTGTTTCCAAGAGTGAAACTGAGAAGTCTGAACTCAATGATCGGGTACAGTCTCTTGAGAAAAAGGATTTTGCTCGGACTGAGAAAGAAATCCAAGCTTCTGCTTTTGCTGTTGTCACAAAGCGTCTGGAGAAAACTGGCTGGAGTGCCCGCTTTAAGGAAAAAATGCGGGGTTTTATGAATCATGAACAGTTTGTGGATGAGAATAACGTTTTTGACGAAGCAAAATTTGCTGAATATGTGGACAAAGAAGTCAAGGATATGGAAGCCAGTTTGGAAGATACTACCAAACCGAAAATTGATGGACTTGGCTTTTCTGAGGAACACGATGATGAAACGGGCGGACAGCAATTTGATGCAGACAAAGAAGCGGATAAGATTGTTGGCTTGATTTCTAAAAACGTACAATAAAATCTGTAATTAGGAGGGTAATATGCCTGTAGGACCGAACAAAACAACTGGTGGCCTCAGTGGAATGGCACCTCAGCAGAATCTTACTGGTTATACCAGAACGAAGCGGAAAGAGATTTTTTATTCGCTTCGGGAGATTGCGCTGTTGATTCAAAAGACTCTCAGAGGCGGTTTTGGTAATTTGGAAGCTGGAACTGTGATGGCCCAAGAGACCACAAATGATTATCTTGTGCCCTATGTTCCTGATACCATAGACCAAGACGATGTTGGTAGGGCAATGCTGATTCAGGACTGTGATACTTCTGATGAAGTGGATGTTCTGATTAATGATTCCTACCGTTTTGAAGCTGGAGATGCTGTAATTTTAACCGATACTGACGGTTCTTATGAGGAAGCTGAAGTTAGCTCTATTGACCGTACAACCTATAATTACAAAGCTGTTATTACACTGACTGGTGCCGTTTCTGGTGCGTTTACCACTGCAAAGAGTGCAAATATTTATCACAAAGCAGGTACTACTGGTAAGTATTCTACTGCCAAATATATTTTGGATCAAGATATCTTTACTGGTGATGACAAGAATACGGAGACTGAGGGTGGCCTTACTTCTGTTCTGGTGTCCAATGCTGTTATTTACAGTGGTGAAGTTATTGGGATGGATAGTCAGGCGCAAACTGATCTTGGAAATATAACTGAAGATGGACGATTTTATATCGTGAAATAAGGGAGGACATTTATATGAAAGGTACAAACGGAATTCCGGCACTGAGATTGGAAACCCTGAACAAGGTCATCCAAAAAATGCCCTTCTCTGAGGATCTCTTCTTCACCAATCTGTTTGCTTCGGAACAATATGATTCGGATACTATCCGATGGATTCTTGAGTATGGGACGGCAGGCATGACCCCATTTGTCGCTCCTGGTGCCCCTGCCCCTACAGTAGGGGATGAGGGTCTCTATCAGGAAGGTTCGGCACGGGCAGCTTATTGGAAGGAAAAGATGTACTTCGATGAGTCACTTTTGAATAATCTTCGTGAGCCTCTTACTCAGGCTACCTATTGGAGGGCATCCAAACAGCTTGCTCGTGGTTTTTCTCGATTGAAAAATCGTAACATGAAACGGCGTGAATGGATGATGGCAAAGGCTTTCTTCGATGGTAGTCTTACTTACCAAGTGGAAGGCGGTGTTAAGTTCACAGTTGACTATGGTATTCCTTCTGCTCATCAAACTGCATTGACTGGTAATGATGTTTGGGACGATGGATCGGGAAGCCCGGGTTCAACTGCTACTCCAGTTAAAGACATTTTTGATGTCAAGAAAACTCTGAGAGAGAATATTGGGAAAGAGCCTGATTTGGCAGTGATGAACAGTGATGTTTTGAAAATGCTGCTGTTTAACTCGGATCTTCAGGCACTCCTGAAAAAGAGTGCTTTTGGTGAAGGTGACCTTTTTGCCAAACCTGCTGAAGTTCTTGGTTTTCTGCTTGGTGTTGGGACAATCAAAATCTATGATCAAATCCATGAGGTTGCTGGTTATCTCAAGCAGGACTATACTGCTGGTGCAACTACTTTCTACGTGGATGATGCTACTGATTTTGACGCAACAGACACCCCAACACTTCGGGTGTTTGATATGTCTCAGGGTTTCACTTATGAAGACTTGACTCTCAGTGCAGTTGATAAAGCAAATAACAAGCTTACTGTTAGCTCTGGTGCATCCAATGATTACGTTGGCGGAGAAGACAGGGTGGTTATGCGGAAAAAGTATATCCCCTCTGACACTTTCTTCATGTTCTGTAATCAACTTGAGGGTGAGAATATCGCCGAGTTTATGGAAGCACCGTTTGGTAATGACAGGCATTGGGGTATGTACACTGACAAAAAGGATGAATGGGATCCTGAAGGGGTATGGATTCGTTGTCAGAATAAAGGTCTCCCCGTGTTGTACCATCCGGACGCACTCTACGTCTTAACCATTAAGTAAATGATGTTTTTATCACTTTAAAATGTGAAAAAGGAGCAATTGACTATGAGAGTCAAATTAATGACAAACTTTGTGTTTAACTTGGGAAAGGGCAAAACAAAAACTCTTATTAAGGGAGTTTATGACAGTGACCAAAAGCCCTTTCCCAAGGAACTTGTTGAGGAAATCAAGAGGGATAGGAGAGTTATTCAGGTGTTATCAGGGAGCGTCAATGACGTTAAAGAAATGACAACATTGGATGATACCTCCAAAAATCTTGAGACTTCAGAAAAGAAAGCCTCTGATACTAAAAAATCAGGGCTGAAGAGGAAAAAGAAATGACTATAGCTTCCGTAACCGAACTATCTACTAAGATTGAAAATCTTATAGGTGACGTTTGGGATCTGTTAGAGACAAATGAACGTACTGAAGCTTTAAAAAATGCTCTTGATGAACTTGGGTGGTCTTTGCCGCTTAATAACCCAAAAAAGGAATATTGGGTTAAAGAAAGATCAAAAAGACATTGTTTTGATGTGTTACGTTCTGAATCTGCACGGAAGTTTCGTTACAAACAAATAAACCTTTCCCATAAATTTGAACATTATGATAAAATGATTGAATCTATGGATCAGGCTTTTTTAAAAGCGTTGGATGAGGATCCTGTATTGGTGAATATTGATTCTGATACTTTATTCACTTATATAGGTTCTGGTTTTTATTATAATTCTACTGGACAGGACATTACATACCGATGACTCTACAACAAGATTTGGCAGAAACTTTTCAGGAAGTAGGTTCAAAAGTTTCTATAGTGGGCACCTCTTACAGAGATGAATTTATAGATTCTGAAACCTCAAGAAGAAACACTCCTTTTTATAAGGAGATGGTTCTTGAGGCTTCCTTCAAAAGTACAACCAACATCGAACAAAGTTCCATAATCAAGTTCAAAAACATTGATACAAAGTATCTTGTTGTTGATAGAAGGCCGGAGCTTTTTGAAAATGAAATTATTCTGTATAATGCCGTTTTATATATGTGTAATGTTGAGGGCTCCTTGAAAAGAATGGTTGAAGGTAGCGGTAGCTCTTTTGATAGCAACTATAAAAGGAATTACGACTTTCAACTGATTTCTGGGGAATTAGCTGCCCCTTTAGCTGTAACTGGTTTTATAAATTCAGAGATGAATGAGTCGCAAATATTTATAAACACCCAGGACAAAGACAAGGAGCTTTATCTCCCTGAATCTGTTGGGGCCAGAGTAGACGACAGATTTGAAATTGACTCAAACAACTATTATCGAATAACGAATATTGAAAAACACCAATTTGATGCTATTGATGTTTGTACAGTAGGGGAGGACACAAGATAATGGTACTTCCCTATTTTAACTGGAAAACGAATATTCCTTCAATAAGGAAAAAGCTTGAGAAAACCCGAAATCACTATGTGGATATTTCAGATGAAGGAGGGGCAAGGTTTAGTAAGAGGGCTGCTGAGGATTTTCTTAGGGTGCTCATTCAAAGCTTTGTTTCTCAAGATTTTGATGTCCCCCCATTAAGTGATGCTTATAAAGATTGGAAAAGTAAGCAAGGCGGTTTTAGTGAGATCGGGTTTTTTACAGGCGAAATGGTAGGTGCTTTAGGAACATTCAGAACAAGAGCCGGAGGTGATGTAAACAGAAAAGGTTGGGCAGTAGGCATAAAAAGTGACAATGCAGAAAATGCCTTTCTTGCACAAAAGCTTTTTTGGCTTGAGAAGGGAACTGGGCCAAAAGGTGGTAGGTGGGGAGTTACAAGACCCCAGCCCCCAAGAGCAATCGTAGCCCAAAGCTTAGAAAAGTTCCTTCAAGAGGATCTTCCGTCAATTATCAAACAGTCTGCTGATATTAGCAGATATTGGGGTAAATAATGCCTTCATTAGTCAATTTTGAAACGAGGGATATTCATCTTTTACTTGATTTCTCTTTGGAGGAATTGAAAAAGATTGAAACAGCCCTCAACAATTGTGAGATAACAGCGATTCGCCCTAAAGAAAAAGAAGCTTCAAAGTATTTGAAGGATGAGTTCTATCCCTATATTGCTGAAATGATTGAAAGGTTTACTAATGAAGGATAGAGAAAAGCATACAAACCTTAAGCGATCCTTAAGGAAATATTTTGTTGAATACTTTTATGATACAAATGGTATTGAGATTAGTTTCGACAAAAATATAGCAATTCCTTTTTTGAAAGATACAAGTGTTTCTCAATGGGTTGCCATTCATATTGAAGGAAGAGAGATAGACACCATAAATGAGTGCAGCGTAATCCTCTTTTGTTGTTGTAGATATGGAACAGACCTTGATGTACTTACGAACACCGCACTAAACGCTTTGATTGAAGACGATGGAGAAGTAAAAACTATACCTCTATACGATACAGACGATAATGAACTTGGTAAATTAGTAATTTTTATGAATCCGATAGATGACGAAATGAAATTGGACGATCAGACAAATTTTTCACGAATACCTTTATATGTAAAATGGGCAGGTTAGCAATGGACAGGATGTTTATTCACTGTGCAAAATGCGGTAAACGCTTAATTGAACGCAAACCAAATGGACTTTTTGTTTTCATGTTTGGAAAGAACGGAAATTCTCCTGCAGTTTATATTGAAATACATGGTTCAGTGAAAATAAAGTGTTTTCGTCCATCATGTGGGCATTTAAATGTAATTAACTTTTTCCCTGAACAGTTTAAAGCCACTCAGGAGGTGGAACATGGCAAGATACGGGCCAACAACTAAAGATTCCAGTAGTGTAATGCTCGGATTGGGTAAGGTGCTGCTTGGTGCTTCTGCTACAAACATAGCGTCCACATCGAGGGCACTTGCTTGGTCTACGGACACACTGGGTGTTTTGGAATCATCCAATCTTATCAGTGAAGTGGAGTCTTGGAGACTTGAATCTGGTTTTCCTCTTATGGAAGACAAGACTATTGTTCTGAGAGAAAATGCAAGGTTGGAATGTGAGTTTAAAGAGGTAAAACCCAAGACCATTGCTTTTGCAAAAGGTATTGATGCCTCCTCTGGGTATGATTCAGTTACTTCTGGTGAAGTTGCACTTGGTGATATGTCTGCTCCTGCTTATGTACGAATGGAAGCCATTTATACATATCCGGATCAAAACCATCATATGATCGTGATTTTCCCCAGGGCTAATGTTGAGTCTAACCTTGAGATTAACCCAGCAAAAGAATCTGAAGCTAACGTGCCGATGACTATTCGGGCAACACGGGCTGACTCTGAAGCAACAGGCGGGGATGCAGCTTGGGATGACATGCCTTTGGGTAGAATCTACTGGACTACTGCTGATCCTACTTCTCCTTAACAAAAGACCTTAGGTCACAATAGCCCCCGGCATATAAAACAAGTCGGGGGCTAACCAAAAAATGGGGTAGCAGATGGCTACTCATTTTGTAAATTCAATCCCAATGGGAATTCCTTTCTTAACTAATCCAAAAATTAGAAGAGGTTTCTATGTCAAAAGCTCAAAAGCTTAATCCACAAGTACGGTCTGTGGAAATTGGAATCAGGGAGATGAGGGAAATCAAAATTTATCCATTGAGCTTCAGAGATCAACAAAGCTTGGTTGAGAATCTTATTGGTGGATTAAATACCTTTTCTGAGAAAGCTGAAGGTGAGGACTTAAAAGATGCTGATGTCCCCATGATAATTATTGAAATGATCAAAGAAAAAATTGAGGTTGTACTTGAACTTGTGACTGATCCAGAAGAAGAAATTGATGTTGATGGTTTAACCAATATGCAGATTTCAGAGATTGTGAATATCATTTATAAAGAAAATTTTAAGGAACCATCAAAAAAGGTGGAGGACCTTCTCAAGATAGTGAAGCCCCTGGTGTTGCAACAAGGCCAGCAACTTTTGGGGAGGTCATAACCACAGTGATTCAGGCTTATCCGAGTTACAGGCTTGAACATATATACAACAAATCTTTCCTTGAAGGCGGGCTTACTCTTGGACAGATTGAAGCATTGTATGAATATCATGTTGAAAGAACTCTTGAAGAGATGAGGTTTCAGGCGAATATACATGGGGCGAAGATTGAGGGTGATAAGGGATCATCTAAGGAAGAAGACAAATCACAAACCCCAATATTTAAAGACCCCTCTGCTTATGAGAATATGACAATGGAGCAAAGAAAAGAATTGACAGAAAAAATGCTCACCTCACACAAGAAAATTGTGGGGGGTGTTTCCTCTGATATCGGGAGTCGCTGATGGCAACATACAATGACCAAGTAGTTCTCGACCTTATTGCAAGGTTATCTAAAAATACAAGGGACGTATTTAATAACCTTAAAAAAGATTTAGATTCCCTTAATAGTAAGGTCAAGGATAATGCAAAAGCCTCCCAATCTGCAGCAAAGGATACCCAAAAACTTTCTGATGCCCAAAAGGGTTTTGGGGATAGGGTTGAGGCAACAGGGAAGACTTTTCAGAAATACAATGACTTTTTTAAGCAGGATTGGGATGAACAAGGCAATCAAATACGGTCTGTAAAAGATGCCTGGGCAGAATTTTCTAAAGGGGTAGAAAAGGGTGGCCAAGGTCTTGAGTATGCAAAGAAGCAAACCCAAACTTATGTAAGTCGTATTCAGGACCTGCAAACCAGGCTCAATACAATAAATCCTGAATGGAAAGACTGGTCAAAGAACATTGATTTTAATAATGTCAAGCTTGCAGAGCAACAGGGGTTAATAAAGGGAGTTGGAAACTCCTATCAGATAATGAGGGAAGGGCAACTTAAACTTCTCAACTTATCGAAAGATCAGGTAAAGCAGCTTGGGGCACAGAACAGTTCTTACGGTCTCTACAACAAAACCCTTGAAAAAGCCCAAACTATTAGTCAAAATTATACTAATGCAGTCCAAAAATTAGGTAAATCCTGGGGTACCTCAAACGCCAAAGCTGCAACTTGGATAAAATCTCTGGATCAGGTAAACACCGCTATTGATAGACAAGCAAAGTCTTTTAAGGCAAGTACTGGACTTACTCAAAGTTGGGCAAATAAAATTGAGCTTGCTTCTGCTACCAACGCTCTTTTAAAGAACAATCTTTCCATTGCAAATAATCAGTTAAAAGCCAATAATGCTGAGGGGTTGAAAGCACTTAAAATAACTGAGGATCAGGCTGCAAGAGCTGGAATGCTGTCAAAGCAGTATTCTGATTATGGCACCACTCTCCAAAGCCTTTATAGAAACAATAAAGCGTTAGTCCCCACCTTTCAAGAATTAACAAAAACTTTCGGCACTTCTGATGCTGCGGTGCAGTCAATAAACAAAACATTGACTCAATATCAGAAGAATGTTGGGGATAAGCTTCAAAAAGCACAACAGACTTTTAATCGAAGGGTACAAGAAGGCGTAATTTCACAACAGAAAGCCAATGAAGCATATGCGAGAGTAGAGAAGAATCTTTCTCAGACGGGCAAGGTCCTACAAGCTCACAACAAAAGACTGAAGACTGCTACTACTGTTGAAACAGAATACGGACGGGCTTTAGGACAGAATGTTAATACAAGCACGCAATTTAAGAAAGCTTTAGGCACAATTGCAGATCAATTTGGTAAGAACTCTCCAGTAGTGAGAGAATACGCTAAGACCCTTAGGACTGTTGAGGGTTATATTTCTAAGACTGCGGTTGCAATGAACCAGGCAGGCCAGAATGGGAAAAAATACTATGAAACCACAGATAGATTAACAACCGCACAAAAATTAGCAAATGGTCAGCTAAAAGCTGTTAATGGTATCTTGCAGGAAGGGACAAGGTCCATGGGGCTTTTTCAAAGAGCTTTGAATAGTGTTGTAGGCTCTTTGAAGAACATGGCTTCGTATGCTGCTGGTGCTGCTATATTTTATCAGGTATTTACTGTTTTTAGAACAGGAATAACTGCAATATTTGAGTATAGTCAGGCATTGAAGGATTTACAGGCTATTCTCAATGCTACTGAAGTCGAAGTCGAAATACTTGGGGATACTATTCAGGATGTTGCTGGTAGAACAAAGTTTAGTACTACTGAGATTGCAGATGGTATGAAAACTTTGGGTCAGGCAGGTTTAAGCACTTTTGAAATTTTAGAGACTGTGGAAGAGGTTGCTAAGTTAGCCACTGGTACAATGACAGAGTTCAAAACTGTCTCTGACTTGGTGACTACTACGATTAGAGCTTTTGGTAAAGAAGCTTATGATTCTGGTGAGATTGTTGATGTTTTTGCTAATGCGGTTAACAGATCAAAACTGACGGTTGACAAATTAAGGATTGCTTTTAATTACGTTTCTCCTGTTGCAGCTAAAGCTGGGGTTACTTTTAAAGAAACCTCTGCTGCAATGATGACCCTTGCTAATGCCGGTATCAGGGCTTCAACAATTGGTACTGGTTTAAGGCAGGTAATTAGAAGGCTGATCAACCCTAATGAAAAATTACAAGAAGCAATAAAAAGAACAGGTTATACATTGGATGATTTAAATCCTATGTATAATGAATTTTCGACAATTATTGAAAGATTGAATGAAGTTGTACCTACTGCTGCTGATGCTTTTCAATTTTTTAAGGTTCGCGGTGCCCCCGCTGTTTCTGCATTGACACAAAACGGTGTTGAGGGATTCAAACAATTAGAGGAAGCTATTGAGGAAGTAGGGGCCGCTTCAAGAATGATGCAGACTCAGCAAGAAGGTTTGGGTATCACTGCTAAACAGGTTGCAGATAAATTTTCTGTTTTATCAACAGAGCTTGGAGAGGCCGGATTAATCAGTATTTTTAAAGGTTTTCTTGAGGCTGTAAAATTAGTTGAAGATGCCTTAATCTTTTTAGCTTCAACCCCTTTAACTGGTGCTATTGGTCAATTTATAGCTCTTTCCGTAGCCATAACAGGAGCAAGCGCAGCATTGAAAGCCTTAGTGGCTACATCTGCTTTTTCATGGTTATCTGGATTAGTTTCTTCAGTAGGTATGGCAACTACTTCTTTTGCAGGGTTAGGTACTGCTGTAGTTGCTTTAGGAAAAAAGCTGAAAGCCCTATTTGCTTTATTAATGAGGCACCCTTTAATTTTAGTAGCTACGGGTGCTGCGGCTTTGGTAACCTTACTTGTGAAAATGCGTAATGAAACCCAGAAATTAGTGGAAGAGAATAAAAAGTTAATTTTAGAATATCAAAATACTGCCAATAAATTAGAATATTATAAAGAAAGACTTAATGGTGTTACTAAAGGTTCTGATGAATACCGTGCTATAATGCAAAGATTGGTTGAGGATGTGCCAGAATTAAGGGATGAAATAGACCTTTTGAATATGGAATTTAAAGACGGATCCTCAATTTTAGATGAGTATATTAAGAAAAGTATAGGAAAGGCCCTTGCTGCTGAAATTGAAATACTTGATAGCTATAGTGATAAAATCGCCGAAATTAATAAAGAAAAGGCAGGTTTAGAAGTAGTAGGTTTAGATACAAGTGAAGCAGAAACCAGAATTAAGGAACTTAATAATACAATTCAAGGAAGTTTAGAGGATATAGCGCAAAGAATTTATACTTTTTCTAAGGAATCAAATGAGGACCTTGATAATATAACTGTTAAAAAATTAAAAGAATCTTTTGAAGATTTAGAGGATCTTAGTGAAACCCAATTATCTTCTGTAGTTGACCAGATAAAAGAAATGGCTTCGGTAAGTGTTGACCTTGCAAAGGAGATAGAAAAACTGCCCCCTCATTGGGAAAAAGCTTTTGAGCAACTCCCAACAGATGCAAAAAAGCAGGAACTCCTTGATATGATCAATAATTATAAGGACGCCTCAAAAAAGATAATGGATACAGCAAAAGCTGTTATTAAGGATTCTGGCGGTGATATAGAGGAAATAACAGAGGATAAAATAGCAGCATTAAATGAAAAGTTTCAGAAGATGGCCGAAAAAGCTTTTGGATCAAATTTCAAAATGGTATGGGACGGAGTTAAAGATGCTGTTGATCAGGATATTTTTGGTGAGGTATTTGGGGATTTTACTGACAAAACAAAGGATACTTTTAGCAGAAGACGATCTATTGTAGAAAGGCATTTTGATTGGGAAATCAATAAAATACGAAATTCCACTGATGATGAAATTGAACAGAATAAAAGGATACTTGATGCCCAAAAGAGGTTGAAGAACCAAAGGGGCATGCTTTTAGAACAAGAATATCAGGAACGGAAGAACATCGTTGTTGAAGAAATGAAAAATATGCTTTCTCTTTATGAGGATGATGCTGAAAAGCAAAAGGAAATATATCAGGAAACTAATAGAAAGCTTCTGGATCTTTCTGATGAATTTACTGACAAGAAGGAACAAAACCTTAATCAGTGGAAAGACACCTTAGTAAATGCCTATAATACTGCTAAACAGAAATCTCAGGAATATTATGATGAGATTAAGGATCTTGAACAGGAGCTTATAGACCTTCAGGAAGAAAGAGCTAACAATATAAGGAAGATAGAAGCAAGCCTTGCTTCTGACCTTTATGATATAAGAAAGGCTGGAATGAATGATATGGATGCAGTCATGGGCGACTTTTCCAGAGCTAATGACTTGTATCAGGAAGCCCAAAATCTTATTGATGAAGGCAAGTTTGAAATGGCAAGGGATCTTTTGAAAGATTCCGCGTCCATGTATAAGCAAATTGCTGTTGGAGCAAAGCAGGCGAAGAAAGAAGGTGAACGATATGCAGTCAGTTCTTCAAGTGCTATTGCTGGTCTGAAAAACGCTTATGGTGCTTTGGAGAAAGTTGAGAATAGGCAAAAAGAGGAAGAGATAGAGAATATCCAGAAACAGATTACTTCTTTTAAGGAACTAAAGACTCAGGTAGATGGTTTGGCAACAAGGTATAAATCCATGATAAGCTCCATACTAAATGATTTGGACGCTATGGATCAGATGAAAATTGAGGATAAGCAGTTTGACATAAGCTCTAATGTGGATGAACAGAGAGACAAAATTAATGAACTTAATAGAGAGTTAGATAGGCTTAATGCAAGGACTGTTTCATACAATGTTGTAAAGACGGTATCACAAGTAGCAGAAAAGGCGCTTGGAGGAATTGTAGAACCTTTTGCAAGAGGTGGTTCAGTTCCAGGTTCCGGAAATGAGGATACTGTTCCAGCGAAGCTTACTCCAGGCGAGTATGTGATGCCCAAGAATAGGGTGGCAGAGATTGGAGTTGAATTTTTTGAAGCGTTGCGGATGAAAGGTAAAGAAGCATTAACCAGTCTTTCTGGTATCAAGGCTTTCAATTTTGGTGGGTTGGTTGATAGTGTCAAACCTGATGTTCAGAAATTTAATGCTGGTGGTTTGGTAAGTCAGCATGAAGCTAAAGAGACAATGACTGCTACGCTCAATTTGCAGATAGGGGACAATAAGTATCCTGTTAAGACAACAGATGCAGTGTTGAAAGACATTACTAAAGAATTGAGAAGAAAAGGACTGGCAATATGATTGTTTTAGCTAATCCAGATAGTACTGCCATCAATCTTGGATTGGGATTAGAATGGATTGATCAATATAATTGGAATCCTGTAAAATCCAATATCCAGTTCACTATTGAGGGGTCTGCTAAGGTTCAGACTGCCTCTATTTCAGGGTACAGACCAATTACACTTTCTGGTAACAATTCAAGATTGCTGAGGACTGATATTGAAACTTTAAGAAATTGGTCTATTTCTTATACAAACCCAGACCAATTTTTTTCTCTTGCTATACATTCTGATGATTCTTTCTCTTCTGTTAAGTTTAGGTTTTGGGAAGAGCCTGCAATAGAAGTCACCCCCTTTATTGGTGAAAATTATGAAAATAGAAACAACCTCAGTTTTCAGTATTATAATATAACCATAAAGTTAGCATCTTTCGATTAAGGGTATTTATGAGTACGTGGTCTCCAAGGGGTGGGGTTGTTGATCAGGATGACAACCTTTATGACGTTTACCCTAACGCTGATTACATTGTGTCTCTCAATAAGAAATATTGGGATGATGATGCTGGAGAGTGGAAAGCCAAAGATGCTGCTATGGATTATTCTTTTTTATCCCGATATGCAGCTTTGACGGAGATTGCTTCAGGGGACCATGATCAGGCATTTAGAGTTTCAATGTCAACTGGGAATTACGATCAGGAAGTTATGGTGGGGATGACAGGATCAATTGCTTATATTGCTATTAAGCTTATTGATAGCTTGACTGGAGAGACTTTAACACCAGAAACTTTTGGGCAGTCCTATATTGAGGAAGCCCCTATTAAATATACTGAAGATTCTGATTACGGGACTTGGCCCTGCTATGAAGATCCAAACTCGCAGTCTCCCACTTTTAGAATAAATGAGCCTGGGGATTATTGGAGTCATTACAACTATTTTTATATAATCAGGTCTGTTTATAACGATACTTCACATTATTACACCCCTATAATAAATACCACAAGTACTGCTGGAATGGGTTCTTTGCTTGAGTTTCACTTTAATGAAAGAGGAAACACGGGTTTAGTGGCTTTTAATTCAGAGACTGAGTATTGGTATTTATATTTTGATTGGACAGGCAAAGATTGGAGTGGGGCTGATCCTGATGATATAGAAAATGGCACTGTATATGTGGGAGGCTATAATATATTATTTGACGCCTTTGGAACGGATTATCTTGACACAGCTTACAGTACCTCTAATAGATGGTATGAGGATACATATTACTATGGGGACACATTTTATGGGGGTGTCAATGATGATCCAAACGATAGCATTGTATATGCTTATGATTTTGTTTCCTCTATGAAAATTCCAATATGGCAAGAAACTAATAATGGAATAACAGGAGTAAATAATTTTGGAGAAGTAAATCAGGGTGACACTGGGGAAATGTCGGTATCATGGGATGTTATTTCTGGAATTGGATATAGAGTACGGATTGAACCAGATTATGACAAATCAGAAATGACAATTTATGGAAAAAGATATACTGATGCTGAATGGGAAAATATGAAAGACAATCTTGGAGAAGATTGCAGCTTTTCTTATTACAAACTTTCATATGATGGATTTCAATACTTTGCGAATCTTACGAAGAGTTGTCCTGATGTATCAGATGAAGAGTATGTAACGAATACCCATGCAAATGTTATTGTTACAATCGATGGTGATGAGGTTAACAATGTTGAATGTGTTGGGGATCAATCAGACACATTCTTTACAAACTCCAAAGAATACAATAAAGGTGCAGGTGTAAATCAGCATGAAGCTGTTTTTACTGTAGATTATTTGTCTGGTGGAGATGTCAGCGGTTCTACGACTATGTATATAAATATACGGATTGATGATGCCAGTCCATCTTCAAGATATTTATGGGCTGATGGAGAAGAAGAGAACTTCAATGGGCATCTTATTTATTTCATTCAAGGTGATTTTTCACCAATAGAAGGCGTTTCTTTTCCCTAAATAAACAGGTTTATTTTATGGCATTACAAGATTCAATTCAAGTTACTTACAGCTCTGAGGGTGATGGGTCAGAGTGTAGTAAAAAGTATGGAATAAGTACAAATCTTACACTTACGGGACTGTCTTCCTATTCCCAAAAAATATATTTATGGACAAAAACTCAGGAAGAGGGCAGTAAATATTCCCTTTACTATTCAGATGATGCTTTGGGTCTGGGAACCAATGATACTGCTACGAGTGAAGAAATTGAAACTTACATTACCTTTAGTTTTGATTCTTCCCCTGATAATATAACTGTGGACAACACCGAATTAATATTTGGTGAAGAGGCAGATGTTTCTTTTGCTCAAGAGACACTTACTTATCCTGCTGAATCAATAGTGTCTGTAACTGCTGAATCTGCAATTATATCTATTTCTTCAAGTGGGCAGATGACCACATTGTATTCAAAGGATGAGAGGATACCAGTTGAAGATTTTGAATTGAGTCCTTCTGGTTTATGCGTAACCCCTTCATTTCAAAGTTCAAATATTTCTGGAACTGTCAAACTTGTTTATCAAAGAGTATCTAATAGGAAGTATTGGGAAGTATATGATTTGTTAAATCTTGGAGTAAATAAATTTTATCTTTTTAGGGAAGGGGTTTTCCAAGAAGAAATCACAATAACAATGTCTGTGCCTACTGAGGATGAAGAGACAACTGACAGAACCATACAACTTTTAGTTGTGGATCATAGTGAACTCACACCAATAGCAAGTGCTTATGTTTATTTTGACGGAAATTTAAAAGGACAGACTGATGAAAATGGGTACATCACAGTAGAAACAACAGCAGGATCGCACAATTTACTCATAACAGCTTCAGGGTATTTGGATACAAATGAGGATGAACTTTCAAACGATACAATAGTTATTGATTAAGGGAGGGATGCATGTCTATTACAAGTGCGGAATTAAAGATTTATAAAGCTGCAACAATTAATGACACCGCTGCCAATGGTGGCAAAATGTCATCTAATCAGGCAACTTCTGGAATAAAAAATGCTATTCTTCCAGATGTTACTCAAGCTGAAAGAAACGCTGGTTTAACAAGGTACAGAAAAGTTTTTTTCAAAAATGCCAATAGTTCCAACCTTGTTTTGTATAATGGGGAGATTCATTTTACGAAGTATACCCAAGGCGAAGACTATGTTGTGATGTTTGCTGGCACTCAAACAAATACTCAGGGCAATATTACTGGTTCTGAGAGAGTTTTTGGAGCAGCACCACTAAATGCTAATGTAAATGCCGGTGAATCTTCTTTGGTTGCAAATGTTGAGCATCTAAATGTTAATGATATGTTTGTTGATGGTGATAAGGTTTTTATTGGTACTGGAGTTTCCGGTTCTGATACATATGAGTATGGTACAATATCTGGTGAGGTTGTTGTTTCTGGTGAACTCTGCACTATAAATTTGAATAGCCAGCTTTCTAATAGTTATGTCACAACCACAGCAAACGTAGCATCTGTTTATGAATATGGGGATGTTGAGCCAAGTTTTGACAACTGGAATGAGACTGCCGCAGGAGATGGGACTTATGATGAAAGTGGGAGTCCGCCGACTTTGACAAACATTGGAACGATTGAGGAAACTTGGACTGTTGAATTTACAGGAGCAACTACATTTAACGTTTCTGGTGCAGCAGTTGGCAGCATTGGAAGTGGAAACACCTCTTCTGATTTTTCATATACCAATCCTAATGTTGGTGGTAAATACTTTACATTATTGGCTGCTGGATGGAGCGGGACTTGGGCAAGTGGGGACACAATCACGTTTAAAACTCATCCAGCATCGGTTCCGGTATGGCTAAAACAAGTTGTCCCTGCTGGGGCAGCAAGTCAGAGTGGGAATACTTTTAAAATCAACTTTGCAGGGGAAAGTGCATAAGGAGGCATTATGGCAGTCACAACAACGGTTTCAAATCATTTCAAATATCAGTTAGGTGCAAAAAAGGTGGATCTTTTGAATGACACTTTTAAATGTGCTTTAATGTCTGGTGAGTATGCTTTTGATAAGGATACGGACGCAACATACTCTGATATTTCTGGTGGAGAAATAAATGGTGGAGGTGGTTATACAACTGGAGGTAATACTCTTACAGTTTCCTCTTATACTGAGGATGATTCAAATGACAAAGCTATGGTGTCTTTTAATGATGTTACTTTTACTGGATCTGGAACTTCCGGTTTTTCCGGGGAAATAGGCTCCGCTATTGTGTATGACAGTAGTACAGACGATGACACTGTTTTGGGTTTTATTAATTTTGGACAGAACTACACCGTGGACTCTGCACAGGACTTCAAGATAAAAACAATTAGGTTAAACGTCTATTAAGGAAGTGCAATGAGTTCTAAAGATTTCAACCTCACATCTTCCTCTCTTGGGACTACAAACCCCCCAATTAATTTTAATTTGGGAGATGCAGCAACAGAAATAGAGGTCCCTTCCTTTGAAGTAACCTCCTCTATTTCTGTTGGTTCTGTTATTGCTGATTTTTCAGTAGAGCCAGAGGAATTTTCTACCACTACTGAATTGTCTGTTGACAAAATAGTAGCAGACATAAGTATTTCTTCCGTGGAGTTTGATGTAGGGGTTGAATTTCCTGTTCCTGAAGTGAACACATTAGAAGACATAGAGGTAGAATCATCCTCTTTTGATATCAGCTCTGTATTTTCTGTGTCGGGAGGTTATGTAGAAGAACATTGGTATGATGGAAATTTTAAAAGACGTATAAAAATAACAATAGACAAAGACAAAGTTCAGGAGGACGTAGAGGATTTTCCGGTTTATTTGGACCTGTCTTTATTTTCTGATTCATTTTGGGATTATGTAAAAGAAGATGGAGCAGACATAAGAATAACAAAAGGAGATAAGGTAACGGAATGTGCGCAAGATGTTGTTTCTTGTGACACTGCACTTAAAACTGGAGAAATGTATTTTCTTGCTCCAAATCTGTCTTCCTCAGAAGACACCTATTTTTATCTCTATTTCGACAATCCAGATGCCTTTGGTTATGTTTATTTTAGTACTTATGGAGCTGATGCTTGCTGGAAAGATTATTTGCTTGTCTCTCATGATGGTATGCTTTCAAGGGCAAATCATGTAGACAATACAGTTTTTGTAGCAAATGATAATCCTTCAGCAGTTACAGGAAAGATAGGGGATTCTGGAGACTTTCCAAGCGATCCACGTCCTTATATACGGATGTATGACACCTTAGAAGAATTTGGATTTTCTGAACTAACCTTTTCTTGCTTTGCCAAAACTGATGATGGAGATACCGCAAATCAAGTTCTTTTTACTTTATACGGAAATTCAGATGATAGTTTTTATTACTGGTTAGACGACAATTCCAATGGGATACGGACTTGGAGAGAGTGGAACGGGTCTTCTGCATACAGAACGACTACAAATTGGGTTCCTTCTGACAATACTTGGTTTTACACTTCGTGGACAGCAGATGGGGTTGATTGGAAGTCTTTTATAAATGGTGGTGAAGAAGGGTCTTCCACAGAAAGCATGAGGCCCACTGATGTAGAAGACTCTACTCCAACTTTTTATATAGGTGGAAGGGCAGGAGATGATAGACATTGGCAGGGATCTCTTGACGAAATAAGAATCAGATATGATGCGATATCTTTAAACTGGCATAAAACAGAATATGACAATCTAACTTCTCCTTCAACTTTTACCTATTTTTCAGAAGCAGAATACAATCATTTTGTACAAACAGATGAATTTTATGTTTATGCGGATCTCATGGATTGGGATCTTGGGGAAACAGTTGAGATTTTTGCCCCAATAAATATAGAGATTCCAGAATTTAGCATAAACATAAGCATAGATACTGGAGAAGTAGGATTTATTGAATCTGTTTTTTCAGAATCTTTTGATATAAACAACTCTATTGAGGTTGGTGGCTTACGAATATCTGCTAAACTGCTTCTTGAAGAAAGATATGCACTTCCAATTATATCCAGGAATTTTGTTTTTGAGGATAGTTTGAGGTTGGTTGTTAATAGTGAATTTGAAGAGGAATATTTATTATCTGAAACTGCAAATGTTGAATTTGAAGTAGAATCTTCATTAAGAGTATCATCTGAGCATGAAGAGCAATTCCAGCTCTCCTACCAAACGAACAATGAAACTGAAGCTGAGTACAGCTTACGTCCAAAAGTAAGCACAGAGGTTCAGGACAGCTACTATATAGCCAACACAGTAAGGCTTGTATTTATTGATGAGCATGATATAAGCAGTCTTAATCCAATTTCTAAGGAGTTTTCAATTATTGATTCCCTTATAAAAGGAACAAGTTCATTCTACTCCATTACAGTGTCAGCAGAGGTTTGATATGACACAAATAACTGATTTCAGATCCATATCCTTAGATACAGATGAAGATTCTTATTGCATCTCTATGAAAGCAGAATTGCTTGATCCTGATGAATGGAGTTTATGCACTACTGGATCTGAAATAACCATTGATATCAATGGAACATCGTTTCTTTTCATAATTGACAATAGGGAAAGAACAAGGTCTTTCGGGGAAACTTCGTACTCTATAGAAGGAAGATCCATTACAGCAAAGCTTGGGGAGGGGAATGCTTCTCAACTATATTATGAATGGGAATCAGACCAAACCGCACAAAGCATTGTTCAGGGTCTTTGTGATGATCATTCTATAACTTTATCATGGGACATTCTTGATTGGACAATTCCCGCAAATACTCTAATTGCTGAAGGGGAATATCCAATAGAGGTTATACGTAGAATTGCTGATGCTGCTGGAGCTATACTCCAAACGACACCTGGAGGAACATTAAAGGTGCAGCCAAAATACAGTGTAACTCCATCCCATTATTATGATGCAGACCAGACCCCTACAATAACCTTAGACGATGCAGATGATATTATCAGTATTTCAGAAACTAAGGATTTGAGATCACTTTACAATGCTGTGATTTTGATGAATAAGGATTTGGATTCCGATATTTCTTACTCTATTGAGGAGATTGATTGGGATTATGACAGCAAAAGTGTTACTCTTGCTGTAAGAGTCTATCCATTCCAAGACAGTGTTGAACTTTTAAGTGCGGGTGATCCAAGTTTAGTCAGCATTGTAAATTACGGTGAGCAAACAGAGTCAGTTGAGGAAATCATTGAGATTGTCGAGGGGCAAGGTAGTTCTGAAAAACCAATATTCAGTGTTGATAGCTACTCCTACAATTGGGATAATCTTGGAAGCTTAGAACATGATGGGACGAATCTATATACAAATGTTGTAGGTGAGTCCCTTTTAAATATAACATACACCACAAAGTACCATAAATTTGTAGTTACTCATGATGAGAGAACAACTACTCTTTTTTATACGGAGGAATAATTATGGCAGTTTCAGCAACCATACAAGTTCAATTTTCTGCTGACGCAGCGAGCAACCTTTATATTGATGCAGAAATAAATTCTGACGACAATAATGGGAAAACAACGTTTTTGCCTGGAGATTCTGTTTATTTCAGGGTTTATGCAAATGTGACTTTTGCTACTACCCCAACTGCTGGAACTGTTACAACTGAGGAAACAGGATTCACAGAAGAGCTTGAGGATTATGTTACTTTCACTGAAGAGGGGGATACTACGGACACAGTTTCTAAACTCATACACACCCTTGATTCTTATACATGGTATCCATCAAGTGGAGGTCTTGGCACAATAACCCAAGCTGATGCTGCTAATGAAGTCCAGTGTTCTGGTTCTCCTTCCAATACAAACCCTGGAGTAGCAAAAGTCAACTATACAACAACATACACTCTTATGAAGCTCACCCCCCCAAGTGATTTTGGTGAGGGAATGATTGTTGTTGTAGTTTATCCTGCTTCTTAATCGGAGTAAGTATGAAAGTGAAAGTAATAACTGGGGCCGGGGATAAGTTAGCACCGGACCCAATCATAGACGAGCTTATGGCTACCGAGCCTGTTGCAACTGAGAGGGGGAAGATGTATCTCTCCGAGGAAAGCTCCCATAAGTGGATTTATGATATAGAAAAAGTCTATGAGGACTGGAAAAGTATTGGGGATTTGGTTGAGGTAAATGATTCCCAACTTGGAGAAGTTTTCAGAGGAAAGCTTACTGGATTTTCACTGAACATTGATTTTTCAGATAGTGTCAGTGCTATGGTCACTTGTACAGTGGAAAGGAGTGACACATGAGCAATTTGTTGAAGAAAATGCAGAAATCTATCAATAGGAAGCCAAATAAATACCATATAGGCACTGTTGTAGGGATAAAAAGAGATAGAAGGACGGTTTTGCTTGAGAATGGTATGAACAGAACTGTATGGGGAACTTCTGGTATAGGGGATAATGTTTTGGTTTATATGGATCAGATAATAGGTAAAGTGGGAACTGAAACAACCACTATTGTGAGCATTGATTAGGAGTAAATTATGGCATGGCTTTCCGATTGGGCTAAACGAATAGAGATCACCGTTGATAATACCAACATCGACAGTGATCTGACTCACTTTCCGATCCCTATTGTTTTAGGCACGGCTGTCGGGCAATCCTCAGATGATGTTTCAGCGGTCTTTGATGAACTGACTTCTGATGCCAACCGGAAGAAAATCGCCGTCACCAAAGATGACGGTACAACCCAAATTTATGTTGAGATCGAGCGTTGGGACGATGCGAATGAAGAGGCGGTATTGTGGGTATCCAAATCTGATCTGGAGCTTTCCTCCAGCGGAGCCTCAACGCTGTACCTGTACTACGATTCCACAAAAGCGGACAACACCACTTACGTTGGAGATACGACTGACGCTGTGGCTCAGAATGTTTGGGATGGCAACTATACTTATGTTTCCCATGATGGAGGAATGACGGATTCTGTTGGCAGTAACAGCGGAACAGACAATTGCGATGCAACTGGAAATGATGGTCTTTTAGGAAATGGCAAAGAGTTTGATGGCAACGGAGACCATGTTGCTTTAAATAGCACAATTACGTTGTCATCTGGTGGCGATTGGACTCTTGAGTTTGCTTATTATATGCAAGCAGGAAGTTCAAGTCATCGTATATTTGGCAATAACGATTCAACAAGTACTGATTTCCAAAGGAAGGATGATGATGATGTTTACTTACAACACGATGGCGGTTCAGCTTTAAATTTAGGTCCTGCCGATTTTAGTGCTGATGAGGATAGATGGGTCTGTGGGGTTTTATACAATTCATCTGGTACTATTTATTACGAGCAGGATGCTTCAGCTAAAGGGAATGCTTCGCAAGGAACTGACTTTTCCTTAAATGATTGGGGTGGCGGTCATGCGAACAAGCAAAACGAGAACTTAGATGGGTTTTTAGATGAGTTAAGAGTTTCTGATGTTGCAAGATCCGCTGCCTGGAGAAAGGCCAATTACTACGCCCAAACCGACAACCTCCTGACCTTCGGGACTGAGGAAGAACAAGTAGCAACAGTAACGGCTTATAAAATATATGGAGAAGTTAGGGTCAAAAGTGTTTTGTCAAATAGACCAGTAAGAATATACAACAGAAGCACTGGTAATTTGGTTGCAAAAGCAAATTCTGTTGGCGGTTCTTATGAAGTGTCTAACCAAGAAGACGGAACCCATATATCAGGTGAGTTTGTTTCCGGTGAGCTTATTTCTGGTGAGTATTACTATGCAGTATGTGTTTCCAATGTTTCTGGTGAATATAGTTCTGACATTATAGATAAAGTAAAACCTGAACAATACACAATTTAATAGGGGCTTTTATGCATGAGTTCAGATTAAAAAACGGTCCTGGATTTTTCGCAATGGTAAACCAAGTAATTGATAGGTGTTATCAATGTGCAATGCAAAATGTCGGTGTCAAGGTAGTTTGGGAATCAAGAAACAACTATGGTAACGGTCTTATTAATGTTTGGACAGAGTTCTTTGAACAACCATTCAAACAAAATATTGATTTTTCTAAATTACCAAGAATGTCGGGTTCAATGGATAGACGCAAGGTGATTAAGCCAGGAAAACCTCCAGCAGAACAAATACTTTTACCCCTAAAACAACCTTTTGGAAAAATAGGGGCAAAAAAATTCATCAAAATAAAACCAAATGTTAAGGATTTAATACAGAAAACACAAAACAGACTTCCTAATGAAACTTTTATTGGTGTGCATTGTAGGGGTCCATTGAGGTTACATGGTGGGACTGCGTGGATGAGAAATCATTATGAGCTACAAAATAATCTACCATTCAAAGCTTTTTGTGAATACATAGATAAATTCCCCAAAACCAGACCTATTTTTCTTGCTACAGATGCAAAACTTGTCATTGATATGTTCACAAAAAAGTATGGCATAGATAGGGTTTATTATCTTGAATGTATCAGACCAAAGAACGGTGAGCCCCATAGACAGAAAGAGGAAAATAAAAAAGGTGTCAAGCTTCAACTCGCATATGAAGTATTACTTGACACCTTTGTTTTAGGTAGGGTATCTGATGTTATTGTTCATGGAAACTCAAACGTAACAAACTTCCTTAGATGTAGGTTTCCTGAAAAGACAATGCTTGACATTTATCAAACCTTTTATGATTGATTAAAATGATAATTGAAACAATCAAGGGCGGCAATAATGTCGCCCTTTGCACCTATATAATTCCAAAAGTCTATAAAAGAGTTATTGGGGTATTCAATATCAATGAAATAAACCTTATTATTTACCCTTTTTAATATGTAATCCACATTGTTTCTCAAAACTGCCATTCCAAATTTCAATACTTCTTGTCTGTTCTGTTCAACATCTGCTTGATATAATATGCCACGAATCAAATTGTCAGCAAGGGAACGAGGTCCTCTGCGCTTTGAATAGCTCTTTGCGACATCATCTACATCACGTCTTAAATGAACAAGGACAGAGTCAGGAAACCTGGCTATTAAATCAGGCAGCATCCAGCTTAATCTGTTATCAGCTTCAATGTGATTCCTTGAATATTTAAATCGAGACTCTCCAAATTTGGTAATCCGAGTTTCATGTCCAGCAGTAAAGTTTACTATATGGTTACAAGCCTGGATGAAAGTAGTAGTACCACATCTTCCAGTACCTACAACAAACACATTAGAAATCATAATCAAACCTCATAAAATCCTTTTGAAATAATCTCTGTATCATCTTCTTTTCTTTTTCTCCCAACAAATTAAGATGTTTGTTACTTCCTGTTTCCTTTTCATGAATCTTGCAAATTCCAGTTAAATTAAAAACTTTTGACATTAATTTCAAAATATCCTTTCTATCTTCAAATCTGAAAACAAGGATGTTTGGTAAGTCAATATAGTCAGATTGAGTAAACCCTTTTTCCCATTCAGGTAAATTATCTTTCCATCTTTCAAGAAAATATATGAAGCTCTTGTTGCTTTTGTAACCTATATGTTTATAGTAGGGTTGGAAGAAAGCACTTAATGCTCTGGTATATGGATTTCTTATAAAGCTGAACCAGGTGTAATCTTTTATTTTGCTATTCACAAGTTTACTTGCTGTATGATGCTTTTTTGGTGGATCCATCATACCAAAGCCTTTTTCAATACTTGAACCTCCTGTCCTTGGTATATGGACAAATACAACTTTTCTTTTGTGATCAATCATGGAATACCTGCTTTTCAATCCATCTATAAGTTTTTTCCAGTCCTTTAAATAGCGGTTGGGAGGGTCTCCATTTAAGATCCTCTGCAATATTTTCATTATAAGAAGTTCTTCCTCTAACTCCAAGTGGGCCATCAATGTGTTTTAGGTAAAGCTGTTTACCTCCAATCACCATAATAGCCTCAGCAAGCTCATTGATAGAAACCATTTCGCTTGACCCAATATTATATGGACCTGTAAGATCAGATTCCATAAGTTTAATTGTACCTTCCACACATTCATCAATGTAGAGAAAAGAACGGGTTTGGTTACCGTCGCCCCAAATTTCAATGCTGTTGCTTTTATTCAGTATTGCTTCTGCAACTTTTCTACATAGGGCTGCTGGTGCTTTTTCTCTTCCTCCTCTCCATGTACCAAAAGGCCCAAATATATTATGGTACCTTGCTATCTTAACATCCATACCATAATTTCTTTGGTAAGACAAATAAAGTCTTTCACTGAAAAGCTTCTCCCATCCATATTCGCTATCTGGTTCTGCTGGATAAGCTGTTTCTTCTTTGCATATTGGGTTGTTGGGATCGAGTTGGTTGTATTCTGGGTAGATACAAGCTGAACTGGAATAGAAAACTTTCTTTACATTATAAATCCTGCAAAGTTCAAGTACGTTTAGGTTTATTAATGCGGAGTTATGCATTATTGCAGCATCATTTTCACCTGTAAAAACAAATCCTGCCCCGCCCATATCAGCAGCAAGCTGATATACTTCTTTCACATTTTTAAAGAAATGGGATCTTTCTAATTTCCTTAAATCTTTGATAATAAAGTGATCTGCACAATCCATTTCAGGCCATTCTGGTTTTTTAAGATCAAACCCAATAACATAGTCACCTCTCTCTTTCAATGCCCTGACTAAGTGAGAACCTATAAAACCGCCTGCACCACAAACAATAGATTTCTTCATGCTAATCTCTCCATACAAAATCTGTTAAGGTTGCATCCTCTTCAAATTCAAAATCCTTAAAGTTATTAAAACCCGCTCCTTCATACATACTTTGTTTTGAATGTACTCCAACAGCACCAATATATCTGCTTCTTGGTAAGCAAAAGTTTAGCCTTTGTATTCCATAGTCTTTGGTTACTTTTTCAATAAATCCATCATGAGAAGTAACATGAATACCAAATTTTTTCCTTATAAATTCATGGGGTCTCTTTGGATAACAAGGCCCAATAACATTAATATATTCCTGTAAATGGGGTTGTAGCATTTCAATTACGTCTATACCCATTATATAACCCCACCAATGACAATTGAACCTTGCTATTTCATTCAGTTTAGGGTTTTCAAATTGTTCCCCTTTTGTCAAATCGCTACCTGAAATAATATATTTGGGGAATTGACTGAATAATTCGGTCAGAAGTCTTATATAATATCTGCTTACAATCAAATCATCTTCAAAGAATATTACGGCATCATACCCTCCTTTGATAACCAAATCATGTACCATACTTTTGTTTCTTGGGATTCCTTGATTTATAAGATTAATTTTTAGGGCTTTTACATTTTTGTAGTTGCTGAAATCTTTGAGAATTTCAGTGCTTTCTTTAACTGGTTTTATATGTTCCTTTATAACACTTTTTTCTTTATTAGGCATTATATATTCTGGACTATCTTGAATAATATACCAGTCTACCTTATCAAAATGAGTATTTCCAATTATAGATTTTAACACTGGTTTCAAATAGTGAGGTCTGTTATATGCAAATAGGGCACATGCAATTTTCATATTAAGCTCCATATTTTTTCAGTATTTCATAGAATTTTTTTGAGATAGTTGATATATCAAAATTCCAAGCTCGTTTATAAGACCATTTACTTTCTTTTTCAATTGATTCCTTATTTGAAATGTACATTTTGTGCATGTGAAATCTTAAATCTGCAATATTTGGTTCTGCCCAAAGCTGTGTTGAATCATAATAAGGAATCCAAGGCATTCCACATACGGGTGTTTCAAAATAACCCACATTTGAGGCACTCTCATATAATAACTCTTTACCTCCTCCATAATTAGTTGTGACAATAGGTAAACTACAGGACATTGCTTCAAGAATAGGGATACCAAAGCCCTCTGAACGTGAAGGTAGTACAAAACAGTCACTTGCTTTGTAAAGTTCAAATACATTTCTATGTGGAATTAAACTCCCTATGAAATATATAGGAGGGTACTTAGGTAAATCCATATCATTTTTTAAATGCTTGATGTCATTAATAATTTTGTCTTGCTCAATTTGTGAGGCGTTGCTTCTATAGCTTTTTAGTATTAAAACCACATCATTGTGTTCCCAAAATTCAGCAAAATAGGCTTTCAATAACCCTATTGGGTTCTTTCTTTCTGTCCATTGAAATACCGAAATAAATTTGAATTTGTTTGCATACATTTCTAAATCGGCAGCAGGTATAGAGTCTATTTCTGCCATATGAATACAATGAGGCAGGACTTCAATAGGAACCGTAACTCCACTATTTATATATACCTGTTTGTTATATTCTGATGGTACTAATTGAAGATCAAAATGGTTGTTGATGTTTTTAACCCAATGCTTTGGAATCCTATCAGTTTCCCAAGTAGAGTATCCTACGTTAAGTTTTCCAGGCTCAATGAAACCTGAAATCTGATTTGGTACGCAGTGGACAAAAACAACTGAATGATCTACTTTATTTTCTTTTAGTTTCTCTACTAAAATACCACTATCGCCATAGAAACTTCCGTCTTTTTTTTCAAAATTCCAAGGTTCTACTTGAATATCAAAGAGTCCGGAATAATAACACCCTTTTATATAATTCCTTGTGGCCTCCCCATAACCACTTGGATCAAGGGAAGGCCCCTTCCATCTTATTCCTATTTTACTCACAGCTCCATCCCCCATACTTCGTTTTTACTCTTTTCAATTCTATTAACCATATCATCAAGTATTTTGTTTATATCATTTACTCCAGATAACCATTCAATAGCTTTATTATATGCTTTTTCTTTCAACGCCGGAACTTGTTCGTAATTGGTTACAAACTGTTCAATGGCATTTGCAATAGAGTGTTGATCACAAGCTTTTATTTCAATGGGATTTGGTCCGCTTTTTGTCATTAAGTTTAGGAAGTCAGTTTCGTACGGAGTGACTAAGATACCATTTCCATCTTCAAGCAATTCAATATGCCCAGTTGATTTTGATGCAATTACAGGTGTTTTACAAAGCATTGCCTCCAATACTGTCCATGACAAGCCTTCTTGAAAAGAACAATTCAATAAACAGTCAAAGGAACAAATGAGCTTTTTCATTGTCTTTTCATCCACTTTTATATCAGAAGGCTTTGTTCTAATAATACCGCCAGTCAAATCATAATCTTTTGCAAACCTGTTAATATCAATATATCCTGTTGGTGACGCATGGATATAGTAAATCATCTCCAATTCTGGAAACTTTTCTTTCAGTTTTTTTCTGGCAATGCCAAAGCCTTTCATCTGCCTTGCTATGTTCTTTCTTTTCTGATTAGGACCAATTGTCCCCAATATAACAGTTTTTTCTACATCAATATCTTGAAAGAAATTTTTCTTTAAGTGGTCTCTATTAAAAGTTTCATATTCAGTTGTATGAATTTCCTTATTTCCATTTGGCGGTCTGAAATATTGTATTCTTTTTACATAATCCTTTATAATATTATAACCAAATTCGGAATAAACATATGGAAAAGGTATAGTATTAATCCATTGCATCCAATCTTCTCTTGCATAGGGGAGATCATACGGGAATAAGAAACCCCATTCAAATCCTTCCGTATTTTTGAGTTTTTCAATATGATCAAAAATGTCAATATAAATCCATATGTCAGCACCGACAAAGAAACACAAATCGAAGTAACCAGTGCCCATTAAACTAACAACCGTTTGCTTACCCCAATAATCTTCGTTATCAGTGTTTCTTGCTGGAATGATGTTATCAATGATATCTTTGTCTTCTAAATACCTTTCAAAATCCATATTAAAGGTATTGGTTAGGAAATAGGGTTCATACTTTTCTCTATCAACTTGAGATGCAATTCCCATCATCATGTTACCGTTTCCGGTAGCAGTTGATGGGTGAACCCCTATGAATAATACTTTCTTTTTTTCCATATTAAACTCCTGTACTCCCAAAGCCGTCTGAACCCCTTTCTGATTCAGAAAGCTCATTTACAAAAATTATTTTGGTATTGGGTACAATGGATAATTTTGCCTGGGCAATTCTATCACCTGGAAAAATTTTATAAGTACCAGAGGTCATCTTTATCATTGGTACAATAATTTCTCCTCTATATCCTGAATCTATCGTTCCAGGTGAGTTTACAATAGTTATTCCGTATTTCAATGCCAACCCTGATCTTGGCCTAATTTGAAGTTCATAACCTTTTGGTATTTCCATTGAAATACCTGTGTATACCTTAGAAACTTGATTATGATTGATTTCTATATATGGATAAACAGCACAAACAAGATCAAAGCAAGCGTCATCTTCTTTTTGAAACTTTATAGAATGTTCAGCCCCTTCAGGGAAGTTGGGTTGCTTTTTGATAAGGATATCTGGCATTATTTGCTCCTTTTATTCTTGTCTTTTGGTGGAGTACAGCCTCCCCTACCTCTATTTGCTCTTTGTCCTTTACCACTACCGTCTCTTTTTGGGGTACCTTTCTTTGTCATGACAACCTCCTATGAACAGTTTGAGAACCCACAATCCGGATTTACACATATTCCTCCACGACATCCCATATCACGTTTCAATGTAGGCTGACCGCATTGGGGGCATATTGATTCTGGAGAATATCCAACTGGGTTTTTTATTGTTTCTTTCATGTCTGCAATGTCTTGAAGAAGTTCTTCCATTGCAGGATCTTCATTCCATTTCCCATCATTGGGTTTTTCATCTTTATATGTCTTTAAAACATTAGCAATTGCATCAGGAATACTCTTTATCAGCCTTCCCTCTTGGAATATTTGATAATCACCGCCAATTCCTTCAAGCTGTTTTACAATCTGCTCAACATTTATTCCCGCTCTCAAACAAAGAGAAACAAGTCTGCCAATGGCCTCTGCCTTTGCGGCCATACTTCTACCGCCTTTTCCTATAGTAGCAAAGACTTCAAATGGAACACCATTCAACTCATTAATGGTTAAGAATAATTCCCCACTCCCAGTTTTCATCTTCACAGTTCTGCCAAAAAGCTCTTGTGGTCTTTCTTGAACATAGGTGTGATCGAAGTTTTCAATGGTAGTTTCTACTTTATTGCCAAAGTTTACAGGTTGCTCTTCTCTGCTTCCGTCACGATAAACTGTTATACCTTTGAGTCCTTTTTTCCAGGCATAAAGGTAAGCATTTTTTATATCTTTTTCTGTAGAAGAATTTGGGAGGTTTATTGTTGAGGAGATTGCCATTGTAATGTTCTTTTGACCTTCAGCTTGCATTTCAATTCTGTCTTTCCAGTGAATGTCATGTGCAGTCACAAATATTTCCTGACATTCCTTTGGAAACACATCATCCATACCTTGAATACTCCCCATATTATCCCGTATTCTTTCTTTGATGTTTTCATCTATTCCAATGCCATGTTCAGCACAGTAGTCAAGGAAATACTCGTTTACAAAGATTAGAGTGTCGCTGGAGTCTGTTAATTTCTTAGTCCATACGAGTGCCATTTGCGGTTCAAAAGAATAAGAACAGTCTGCTGATATAGCAGTAGATCCGGTTGGAGGCAGGCATGTCACAGTTGAATTAGCAATTTCCAGGGTTGGGTTTTCTATCCCAAAACTGTTCTGAAGACTGAGAAAATGGGTTTTATCCATCTCTGGACAAGACACAGTTCTCCCTTCTTTTTGAGCAAGTCTTACTGAGCTTTTGTAAGCCTTTTTGGTGAGAATCATTGTTATTTGGCTGAATAGATCACGTGCTTCTTGACTGTTGTATGGAATTCTAAGCCTGTATAACAAATCAGCGAACCCCATAAGGCCCAAACCAATTGGCCTTGTTTTCTTCATCATGTCTTTGAATTTAGAATTTGGATAGCTGCTTTTGTCAATAACTCTGTTTAGAAATCTTACTGCTACATCAATATCCTTTCCAAACTCACTTATATCAAATGCGGTCTCACCACAATATCTATTTAGGTTCATACTCCCAAGATTACATGCAGACCAAGGGGGCAGGACTATTTCTGTGCAAGGATTTCCACAAATAATATCTCCCATAGAAGGAAATGGATTTTTTTCATTGATGGCGTTATAAAACAACAAGCCAGGATCTCCCGTTCTCCATGCCTGTCTTGCAATTTCATCCAATAGTTCTTCATCCTCTTTTAATGGTGAGACAAAAAAGGCATTGTCCAAAAGTACTGAAATATTTATTGCAGAGAAATCATTGTTTCCATCTTTCATTTTTATCAAATCAAAGATGTCTTTGTGCTTGTACCAAAATGATAAAAGGTTTGCTGCTCTTCTTCCACGTCCTCCTGAACGTACTTGATCACTAATACTTTGAACCACCCTTGAATAAGAAACTGGACCAGAAGCTTGCCCACCAGTAGATATATTCTCCCCTGCCCCTCTAAGATTTGTAATTGGTATTCCTGCGCCCCCTCCCCCTGAATATATTTTTGCAACAGTAGCCCACATTTCGATGATGGACTCCATGCTGTCTTCTAAATCAAGGATAAAACAGGCAAATAGGGACAAGTCTGGATTTATCCCGGCATTAAGCATTACAGGGGTGTTTGGTCTGAACTTCTTTTCATTCAAAAGGGTGAGGAATTCTTTTTCCTCTTCTTTATTTACAGCTAAAGATTTTGCCACCCTTTGATGACACATATAAATGTTTTCGGTAATCTCATCTTTATTATTCCTTGCAAGATAAAGATTTTCATAAATTTTCTTTGCATTATCACTGTATTCCATTTACTGCTCCTTTATTAATTGTATTTAAACACCTATGACATACTGGCCCCCTATAATACAATTTCTGAGGGGTTGCCAAATACTTTTTACCGCAATACCTACATTGTATTTCTTTCTTTTTATTCTTTTTCATTTTAACCTCCCACCCTTTGATTTAGAAAATTGAGGGCATGATCATAAGCATGAAGGGATTTGCAGGAAAATGTGAGTGGTCCAGGATCAACCCCTATTTCTTGGGCAATATATTCATTGAGTAGCGTAAAACCCCCCATGTTAGTGGGCCAACCCCCAACAAGGTCCCAACTCCTATAAACAACATGAGTAGTAAGCCTGCCATCAATAATGCGAAAGTCCAGACCACGTAAGCAAGGAGAAGTCCTACGTTCATTTTCGTTTTGGTATGGAATGTCATAAGCAAAATTAGACTCAGGATACCCAATAGTAATAAATCCATGTTCATTTCCATGACCCTTTTCCTTGAAATGATCAATTAACCATTGCACCTGATTTGGGACTTCAATTTTTTGTTCGGTCACTGTTTTAAATTTTCTTGTTATGTATTCCATGGATGGGGAGGTTTTGCTTATTTCAACCTCAGTTTGCTCCAGTAGCAATTTTGCTTTTGGTAAAGTATATTCACCACCAACAATCCATGTAGCATAGCGATAATCCTCATTTACAGCAATCTCACTATCCATAAGATAGTTTGCAAAATACTGCTCTATCTCTTCATCTGTTGCTGGAGGAGGCAAAGGGCTGGACTCAGGAATACGTGGAGCCAGTGGTCTTTGATGAGGATATTGTACAACACCAGATACAAAATCAAATGCCAGACGATACTGCCCTGCATATGAACCTTCGTCTATATAGTATTGTCTTCCATGATGTTTTAAGTTGTATAGCAATTGAAACCATGTGTCATCCAGATCCATTCCTTTAATAAAAATTGGATCAAAAACAGCTTTATTCATATCTAATTCTCCTGTTATCTCACAAAAATTTGTCTAAAAAGGGGCTTTTAAATAGAGTACTTTTTAAAGATAGGTTAACATTTATAGGTGGGTATTTAGCATCAAAACAGGGTGTTGATGAAGCATTTCCATTCTGAACCATATCTACCACCTTTTTCTTGGAACAGATAAGGGACTGTTCGAATAGGTCGAGTTTTGGATACTCTTCTGCATGGCATGTGGTATTCATGCAGCAGTTAATCAATGTCCTAACAGCATATGGTCTTCTTACTGGGGTTTCTTCTCTTCCTTTTAACAATCGTAAAGTGTGCCTGGCAGCTTCATTAATTCCCCTTTCAGCATCAAACTCATCTTTTTGAGACCTGACAGACAAAGCCTTGACTTTGCACTCTCTATTTTGATCAACAAACAGCACCACAGTAATCAACGGTCTTTTATACCTTTTATCTTGTATGTACTTGTGGTTATTTTTTAACATTTCATTTTCTAAACCATCTATTTGGTCTAAATAAATTTGAAGTTCCTCAAGTGAAAATCGAGTCCCCCTCCTGAATATAAAATAAGTAACCGGTTCCAAATTGAATTGCCTTTTTACTTCCTTTATGTAGTCAACTTCCATCATCGTCTCCCCCTAAAACTGTTGTATTATTTCTGGAATCCACTCAGGCCAATCTATTTTTTCTGTTCTGCATTTAGAGCATACCCTACCTTCTGCTATTCTACGGTGTGATAGATAAACCTCTTTTCCACATACAGAACAAAAAACAAGATGCTTTCTTTTGCATCCTTTTGGGGGTCCTTTATGTGGCACTTGGCACAACCCCTGCTTTTAACTTCCTGTTCTCCTCAACAAGTTCCGTGTTCCTTTTTTGTAAAGCTTCATTTTGCTTCTTTACCCTATCAATCACCATTCCTCTATCATCCACATACATATTACAAAGGTGAGGTTCCACATAAATAACAACTTCATCATTATGGTCACAATTACTTGAGACAGTAAAATTCTGCCCACAATGTGCGCAATAAACAGAGACTTCTTTATTATTAATTCTCATAGTAGCCCTCCAGTTCAAAGTCTATTGATAGTTTATAGCTTTCCTCATCATACAAAGTATCTTTTGGGTTGTTTTCTAAATACCTTAAACAATCTGAGCAATACATTCTATTTGTGGTTTTTTCTCCGCATCTTTTACATTTATGTCGCTTATCCCTTCTTTTGAGTTTTGGGGGCATATTCCACCCCCTTTAATAAACTTCACCCTGTTCAACATAAAAAACTTTATCTGCAATTTCTTCAAAGAAAGGTTTGTAAGCATTTGAAATTAGGATTACTTGGAAACCTTCTGACTTAACAAGTGTTTTTAGGATTTCACATGCTTCCTCAATATACCCCTCACTTACCTGCTTCATAGGTTCATCAAGAACTAAAATCTTATTCGTTTTCAATATGTTACAGTAAAGAAGTCTGAAAGCTATGGAACTCATATCATTGAGTCCATATCCTGAAGAAAACATAGGACTCAGCCTCTTGCCATTCTTATCCTGATAATACAAATCACATTCTGTCTTGCCCCTCTTCTCCAAAAAATCCATTTTAACAGATATGGGTTCTACGGAAAGAGGCTGAATTGCATGGGTTCCAGTACTTTCAAAATATTCTACAATCTGATTTTGGGTTTGAGTAGCAACCGATTGTAAAAATTCTCTCGCTATCTTTGCTGCATTTTTATTCTCTTCCTCAGTAGAAATCCTTTCTTCTACTTCTTTAATCTGATCTTCAACATACCTCTTATTGGCTAATTTGTCTTTCAACTCATCCTGTATCTCCTCAAGCCTAACTTGCATCCTCTGTAATTTGCTCATACAACTCCTCCAATTTCGCTTTTGCCTCTTGTTCTTCCTTTTTTAATTCCTCAAGTTTATCTGTTGTCTCTTTATTTGAGGACACATTATATTTATCTTTCAAGGTCTTGACTAAAACGCTTCTTTCTCCTGTTAAGCGATGGACGTTTTGTTCTGCTTGATTGATCTCCTCTTCCAGATCCAGAAACCTCTGGGACATTTCCTCTATATTCTTCGCCATCTTCAACCTCCATTGCTTTTAATATATAGGATCTTGTTAACTCATCTATTTCTTGCTCTTCCATTCTTTTGAAAACATTCTCTCTGTAGCTTAGTGAAACTTCAAAAGAGGTTTTTAAGGTTTCTGCCAATTTTTCAACTTCAGTCTCAACCTCTTGAAATACATCTGTATTTATAGGAACATAATGCTTTTTAACTTCTTTCTTTTCGGTGTCTATTACATAAACACAAGGTTTATACTCTTTCATGTCAATCTTGTTTCTGATGAGTGTGCCGCAATTAATCAAATATTTACTTCTGTTTCGTATATGAAAACTTCTGTGGTTGTCTCCTGAAATTATATAGTCAAACCCACTATTTCTTAGAAGTTGTAATGCCCATGTATGTCCTTCCTGAGCATCCCATTCTTTTTCTTCATTCACAATCATTTTATGTAGTGTGAGAATATTTATAGCAGCATCTTCTGATGGCTCTGGAATCTCTTCTCCCCAACCCGTCCCCTGGAGGGAAACTTCATCACTAAGCCATACAGCTTCATCTTTTTTGAGAATACGGACAACCTTAGCCTCTTCAAGAAGCCTTATTGGTGTATTTGATAGATTAGGAGAGTGATTGACAAGATCGTGCTGGCCTGGAACAACAAACCAGTCTATTTTGGCAAATGTGTTAGGATAAAGAATTTTTATTACATCACCTATGATTCTTTTTGGGACTTCTGCTGAATCAAAAAAGTCCCCAGGTTGGATCACATAATTAATCCCATTCTCAGTTGCAAAGTCTTGAATCCATTGTAATTTTTTTAACACTACTGAAGAATAGAAATCTTGGTCTTTCCTATTCTTTGGTTTCTGAATCCTCAGATGAAGATCCGGCAACGCCATGATTTTCATTTATCTTTCCTCTTAATCCATTTAATCCTGTAACAAGCAACTCATAATCATCTGGGTGGCATTTTATTTTATCTACACAAATGCTTGCGTTTCCTCTTTCGTGTGTTTCATCCATTTCTATTGGAAGTGAAAAAATATCAACTTCGTTTTCCATATCATTCCCCATTGAACATAGATTTGAATATTACAGGGTTATCATTTGGATCTATGGGTATCTTTATATTCTTTGGTCCTACCCTGTATTTTTTATAAAACTGATTGGTAATAAAATTCACATTCCCATTCTCCATAACTTTCGCTTGCAGTGGGGGGTACTTCTTTGCCAATTCTAATTTATCTTGTGAGACTATTGTTTTTCTATCTTCTGGGTTTTTTAGTTTTTCAAAGGTACTTTGTGTTTTTGATTGTACTAATTCCTTTAATACCGCACCCACACATTTATAGCACCTCTTGCCCTCCATAATCATATTGATAAGAAACTCTGTGTCTTCAGAGCAAAGCCTGTTCTCATTGAAAAACACTTTTGTTCCTGTATTCCTTAAAGCAATTAAGCTCCCTTTCAAAGTCACACTTGCTGTTTCAAAATAAATAAGTTGCTTTACAGTACCGTTCCTGTATCTCCAATTAAAAGGCTCATTTATAGGATTGATAGGATACCACATATCTAATTTAGACCATTCTTTTGGGTAGTCAAGCATATGAGAGAATATTTTTTCTCCAATGAAGTGGTCATATAGTATAGAATCATTATCAGCAAGTATGCACCACTTGGCCTCACTATTATAAAACTCTTTCAACCCTCTATTTTTTATGACTGAAGGGTGCACAATTTTAGTTGAATAAAAATAATAGATTCTTTTGTTTGGTGCGGGTTTATAGTGGGGGTCCATTATAGTAATAAAGAGAACTATTCTCTCATCCAAAGATAAAAACCATTCTACCTGAGTCTCAAATGCTTTGATTCGTTTTTCTCTAACTGATTTGTCCCCAAAATAACATGGAATAAATACTGGTAAATGTTTCATTTTTTCCTCAGAAGGGTTTCTTACATATAGGGCATACTTCTACCTCTGCCTCAAGCTGTTTTCTCTGCTCCTTGAGGTCCTCTGCTCGTTTTTTAGCTGCCTGTAGTTTGTTATCATGTTTGAGTAGATCGTTCAGCAGGACCTTGCCCTTGGCTATTTCTGTCAATCTCTGTATCAAATCTTTTGCTTGCTGAACAGCTTCTTTCTTCTCAATCACTTTTTGAGATTCACTTATTTTTCTCTTTACATCTATGATATCTTTTTGAATGGTGATTAAGCCCACTCTATCAGAATGTATTTCCCAATATTTGTTCCTTACTTTTTTGAACTCTGCAACAACGGGTTTTTTACTTATAATCCTTTTTAATTTGGCTTCCTTCTTTTTGAAATTTCTTAACTGTTCAAGGATATTTTCAATTTCAAAAATACAGTTTTTATAATATTTTACAAGTTCAAGGTTGTTCAATGTGGATTCAACTTGATTATACTTTTCCTCAACCCCTTTATAATCCTTAAGCTGTTCTTGATGTTCTTCAATCCTTTCTTTCAAAGCATTTATACCACTTGAAATTCTATGGACTTCCAAATTGGCATTACTAAGAATATTTTTTATTTCCTCAAATCCAGCAATATTGTCAAGAATTGACATTCGTTCTGTAGGGGTATTCTGTATTAGGAAGTAGGGTTCCTTCTGTTCTTGAAAGTTTTGTGTGGTGAGATTCAATACTTGAGAAACTTCTTCCGGGACTTTCGTTCTGAAAGCTTTCAAAGAAGGGCCATTGTTGACTTTATATTCATTCTTTGATTTACTTCGTATTTTTGTTACAGTATTTCCGTCAATATCAGCTTTTATTGTGGTGGTTTTGCCTTCATGTAAGTATTCATCTGTTAGGGGATCGTTGAAAGCAATTAATCTTAATGCCCTCACAATAGAGGATTTGCCATTGTGAGTTTCCCCTTTTATGAAGTTTATGCCTGGACTAAACTCCAATAGAGAATCCTTATGGATTTGGAAATTTTTAAGATGTAGCCAGTTCAGCATTTTTCTTTTTTCTCCTCTTACTCCTTTCAATTTTTGCTTTTATTTCTGGTCTGTGATCTTTCATTTTTGGTTGCTTGGATTCATTATAACCTCTTTTGAGTTTTCTCCAAAAAGAGGTTTGCTGTTTATCCGCTATTTTCATCCTCTGTACTAAACCTAAAAAAGCTTCTCTCAAACTCCTAACTCTTTTTTGTCTCATAAAGCCTCCTCCAACAAAAACCATGCAAGTACTTTTATTGGATTTTCTTTTTTTAGCATGTGCTGTCTCACAACTCCAGAAGTTCCTATTTCTGAGCCATAATCACTTTGATAAAAAACTATCAAATCATTTGTCTCTGGAGGGAAATCTTCTTTTGATTTTACTTTTTTCCAAGGAAGTTTTTTATTGGGTTTATGTATTCTTGGTGGTTTTTCTATTGAGCTTTGATTCTTTTTCTTTCTCTTTAGTCCTGCCATAAACTCTCCTCAAAATGTCAAAGAATACATAAGCATCTATTACAGCTACAGGATTTTTATTTTTTCTCTGGAAAAACAATAACCAGTTTGTATTTTCAAGTTCATTATCTTCTGCTTGTTTTATCCAAGCGGGCACGCTCCATCTGTCCTGAGCTTTTACCTCAATGGAAAATGGAAATTCCTTAAGTAACCATTTTTCAAGTTTAATATCAACGCCAGATTGGCCCATTTCCCTTGATTGAATAGGGCAATCTTTTCCACATTCCTCATCCAATATATAAGAAATAGCTTCAGCAATCTCTTTTTGAAGATTCCTGCCTTTAGCTTTCCTTGATGCTACTGTCCTCGCCACCATTGGTAATATACCTCTTACTGTTGCAATCCATTAAATTTCTTCTTAAATAATAGGTAACAGATAAATCTCCATTGCTATTTATGAAATAATCCATATAGTGGTAACCAATATCAGGATTTCTTTTCCTTCTGTCTTTAGAAAGTTGATTATTAATATCTTTGCTTCTGCCAGATGGTGTTTCTTCTGTTGTTTTGAAAGTGACTGTCTGTTCCATATTATACCATCCAAAAGCTTGAGACCCATTGGTCGGTTTTATTTAGCAAAGATTGCATATTATACATTCTTGCAAACCTTCTGAACTCATATAAAGAAATGTTTTCAGGAGAGTTATCCAATTTAATTTTCCTTGTTCCTTTCAATGGGAGTTTAACAAGCTTTACATTCCTGTTTAGTAGCTTTTTGCTATCCTCAATGTTTTTATAAGCAACTGAATCTTTCTTTAGAGTCCCTTTAAGATACCTAATAGCAGTTTTCTCTCCTACTTTAGGTACTCCTGGAACCTCGTCTGAGTTACATCCAGCAATAGCTTTTACTCTCCACCACTCTTTAGGTGTGATTCCAAACTCTTCTTGTAAATCTTGTTTTGAGTAAAGCTTACCGTTAGCCTTGTACATATCCGCAGTATCAAGAAGTTGATAAAGATCCTCATCACTACTTACAATTATCTTGTGCCCTTCATTACAAAAGCAAATCGAAGCTATAAGATCATCTGCTTCAAATCCTTCTTGTATGAAAATATTCTTGAAACCTAAAGAGGGAAGAATTTCTTCCCTTAACAAATTGATTTGTCTATAAGTAGCCTCATTCAATTCCTTTTCATAATCTGTTAATTCCTTTGCTCTCTTCCTAAGTTTATACTCAGGAAATATTTTTTTCCTATAATTTTCTCTGCTATCAAAACAGAATACAAAATTGGCATTTTTGAGGTTATCTGCAATCTTTTTCAATTGGTTCATAAAACCAAACAGGACAGAGGTTTTTATAAAATCATAGGAGAGGTCTTTCACAGCATGTTTTGCTCGGTGGGCAAGGGAAGAGGAATCAATTATTATTGGAGGGCCTTCGTTAATCATAATGTAAACCGTTTTTTTGGCTTTACTTTTTCAGCTTGAAAAGCAGTCTCAATTTCATCCCAAAGATCAATGACTTTTTCTCTAACGTCACCTTCCAGATCATTATCCTCAACATAACGTATCGCTGCGTCAAACTGTTTGAATTGTTTATCAATTGCATCATACATTGTGGATTTGGTGTTATCTTTATACCATTGCATGTTTGCTCTTACGTCATCAATGCCCTTTTGGAACATTATATATATAGGAACTGTTCTGAAAGGGGACCCCACACTATTTTTAACAATCTCGCAAGTGGATTTAATTCCAACAACTCTCTTTTGTTTAATTTCCCTTACTGTTTTTTCAGGGGTTATCTTTTCATCCACTTTCATTTTTATTCGTACAGAAGCATAGAAGGGAATTGCATTTCCTCCGGGTGTGATGTCTCCAAAGTCTCCCTGACGAACCTGATTAGAACAAAGCACAATCCTGTTTTCTTCAGCAAGTTTCAATGCCATCTTTCTTGTGCCTTCAGAAAATTGCTTTGCTCGTAGCTGCCCTCTCTTGTCCCCATCTTTCATTTCAACTTCAGTAGAAAATGCAGCAAGAGAATCAGCAGCAATGACATTGATTGCTTCGGGATCTGTTTCCCAATTATTAATTGCATCAAAAAATTCTGATACATATTTAGGTCTGTGGTAATTATCCTTATCCAACTTGAGTCCATAAAGGCTCGTATATTCTCTGTCAAGCCTTCCTTCTGGGTCTTGAAATTGAATTTTTCCACCATTGAATTGTGCGGAAGAAGCAGTTTCCACTAATACTGCCGTCTTTCCACTGCCTGATTTGCCAAATATCTCAACCAAGACACCTCCTGGGAGGCCCCCGCCTCTGCGGCGGCCCCCAGTAATGGCAAGGTCAAGAAGAGTAGAACCTGTAGAAATAACATGCTCAACGCTGATTGGTATTTTTGTTAAAAACTCGGCTGATTCTTGTTTTTCTTCTGGTTCTTCTTTTTTATTTCTTCTTTTTAATGCCATTATACCCCCTTAGAACGCTTCATCATCATCGTCACTGAAGAAATCCTCGGGGTCATCCCCGTCTTCCTCCTTCTCTTCCTCTTTCTTCTCGTCTCTCCTTTCCTCTTCATCTTCCTCAAGGCCAAGTTCGCTAAGGATATATTCCTTAATGTCTTCTAATGACATTTCTTTAATATCATCGGCATCGAGGTCAATTTCGTCTTTGTGCTCCTTAACAAACTTTTTGGCCTTAGCTTTTGTTTTAAGGGCTTCTACATCCTCTTTAGTAATTTCATTCTCTTCCTCTTCCTTTTCCTCCTGTTTTGGTTCTTCTTTTGGTTCAGGCTTTTCTTCCTTATCGGGCTCAGGCTCAGTACCTTCTTTCTTTTCCTGTTGAACCTTACCTGCCTCAAAACTTTCTTTCATTTCTTCATAAGTAGGCAGATACAAATACTTTTCAATAGCGTAAGCACTATCAACAATCTCATCTGGAATTGGCTCATCCCTGTCAACGAATTTCAATCCTGTATATTCAGTATTTCTCTGTTTACCAGACTTCGTGAAAGAGAAAGTTTTTCCTTCGTCAGGATCAGCAAAAGGAACGTAAGTCCCACGTTTTGCATTACGAGCAAGACTTGAAATATGCTTTTCGATAAACCAATGGGCAACTTCCCACACTTGCGGGCCAACTTTTTGTTCTTTCAAAGAATCATGTACCCAAACATTATAGATACAACGTCTTGAAGCACCAGTAGCCTTGACTTTTGGGTGTTGATAATCGTATCCCTCATCCAGAAGTTCGTCTCTTTCCTCACAAATTGGGCAAGGTAAGCCATAGTTTCTTTGAGGGCAGATATACCTGTCATTGTTTGGCCCAACACTTTGATGAACATAAACGTCAATGCAATGGGCGACTTCGCCTTCTTTCAAACCGTTGTATTTAGGAACATTAGGTTCCTCTTCAATTTCCCATGGAATAAAGTCCAATTCATGGTCATCTTCTGAGCATTTCCATTTCTGAAATGGGGCTTCAGATGAAAAAATACCCTGTCCAGTACCGCCCATGTCTTTCCGTTCATGGCTTTCCTTAACTCTCTTCTCCAGATCCTTCTTTGCCTTCTTTCTGTTTTTTAAGGCCATGTGCTACCTCCAAATAAAATTGGGTTTTACGTTTAAAGAATATATCCACAACCATATGCCAACAAATTAAAAATAGGAATAACACACAAAATATTTGAATACAAAAATAAAGGAATTCCATCATTCTCGATTTTCCCTTCTACGCTTTAAAGTATCTTTTGTTTTCTGATTCATTTCTTTCTTAGAAGCACCATCAGCAATTTCTTTTGTTGCTTCATTCTCCCCTGTTTTCACAAAATAGTTTCCAAGATAAAGTTTCGATAAGTATTCCAGAGCTTTTTCCTTATGATCCAATTTTGACACGATACTTTTAACATTGTTCTGTTTCTTTTTTGCGGACAAAAGCCTTTCGCTTATGTCCTTTCTGCTCTTGTTATCAATGATCTCTTTTGAAATTGCAGTCTCAGTCATCTTGATTGCAAACAAAGAATCCCATTGTTCTCTGAAATACAAATCAAGTTCTGCATCCTTTTCTTCCAGTTGCTTTTTAAGTTCGTCCACTTTGTTGTTTATTTCTGCATAAAAGCTTAACCACTCATCAAATTCTGTTGGAAGCTTGTACCATTGTTCGTCAATGTTGAAGGAAGTTAGTGAGAAATCTGGTGTGTTAGGAGTAAACATTTACTTCTCCTTTGCTATTCATATTATAGCATATTTTTATTGTTTACTGTGCGGTTAATGATACAAACTGTAAACTGCTCTAAATAGTTTATGTTGGGGAACATAGTAGAAAGGTTCATCACAAAGGATATCGTATAGATCAAAAAGTTTTTCATTTTCTTTGTCATGCAGAACTTTCTTAATATAGTTAAGCATCGCCCTTCTCAATATCGCATAATCAGTATCTTTCTCAATGCTTTTCAACGTTTCTGATAGTGTTTTCCAAGGTTGATTATCAAGTATCTGTTTACATATTTCAATTCCAGCAGTATTTTCCCCAACAATAGCATTAGAAGCAAGTGCAATCCCTTCCTCTTCACTATCGCAATCTCTTACCATATCAAGAAGTTTCAATGCTTCTCTTGGAATACCTTCAGTATTCATTGCAATGGCTTTCAGAACTTTATTTGTGGTTTTAATACCTTCTTGTTTGCAAATATGCATAAGAAGTTTTCCCATCTCTTTCATCTTCAATGGTTTGATATGGAATGAGTGGCATCTTGATACAATGGTTTTTAGTAAGCGTTCTGGGTCTGTAGTGGATAGGATAAAGATTGTCTTTTTTGGTGGGTCTTCAAGAGTTTTCAAGAGGGCATTCATTGATGATTTACTAACTTGGTGGACCTCGTCCAGCATGAATATCCTGTAAGGGCTTTTATTTGGTGAACAGTGGGCAGATTCAATGATAGAACGCATATTTTCTACCCCTGTTTTATCTGCCATATCCACTTCTTTGTAATCCAGTCCACTGACACCAAGCTCTTTAGCAATTAATCTGCTGAACGTTGTTTTTCCACATCCCCTATCACCATGAAACAAGTAGGATTTTGGTACTCCGGTTTTTCTTTGTAGCAGTTTTTGAAGGGCTTTCTTTGTCTCCTCCTGACCAAACACATCCTCAATCTTGTTTGGTCGATACTTCAATTCCAGTGTTTTCTCTTCCACTTCATCCTCCTTCATTTTACAAATTCTTTGAACTCTTCATCACTTAATTCCTTAACATCAAGCCATGACCCCCCAAGTGGGCCAATGCTATGCTCTGCTTTTAGCGGTACTATGATCCAATCATATACCTCTCTGATTTTCTCAGTCATGATATACTGTAAAGTTTTCATAACGTGTTTATACTCATCTTTGTGGGCACTATATTTTATTTCATCATGCACTTGTCCACGTATTTTAGATTTCCATTTCTCTTTTTTCTCAAGCTTTTTTGTTTCTACCATTGACCAAAGAAGACAATGAAATGAAGCACCTTGAATATTAGTATTAATTACCTGATTTTTAGATAGATATCCCCGCCTTCTAAAACCAAAAAAGTTCTCAATATATCCATGTTTAAGATAAAATTTAATCTGTTCCTCTTGCCATTCCTTAGCAGTTGAGAACCGTTTCCAAAATTTACGTTCAAATTCCTTAGTGTGATACTCGTATGATCCAGGCTTTGGATCTTCTTTCTTTCCCTTACGATTTGAAAAACAAACAACTCCATTATTCGCAAGGTGCTGCCTAACAGTAGTTCCATCCTCAAAAGACAAAAATGCAATATCTTCCCACAAAGACTTGGAACAGCTTCCCCAATAAGAACCATACAGTTCAGGAAAAACATAGCTGTTCTTTGCAATCTGCCTCAACTTCTTATGCACCTTATCAGTCCCAAACTCATCAATGAAAAACAAGCCCATGCAAGTATCTCTATGAATATCTGAAGTTGGGTCTTTGGCATACTTAACCATTTCGGGGTCTCTTGTATGGCAAGTAGCAATATTCCATTCCATTGATCCATAGTCTACTTCTCCAGGATACTCATCCTCTTCAACAATAAGTCCCCGCCTGATAATTTTCTTAGCCTGTTCTTGTCTCTTCGGGATCTGCTGAACGTTCGGTGAGGAGGAACTGGACCTCCCGGAGGTATTTAGTAAATAATAAGAGGGTCTTATATAACCATCATCATTCAATTCCACTTGCATGTTCTTTATGAAAGTCCCAACAATCTTATCCAATTTTTTGTATTCAAGTAATTCTTTTACCCACCCAGTACTATCCTCAATACTCTCCAAAACTTCTTGATCAACTGACTTGTTTCCTGACTTTGTAACCTTTTCTGACTCACAGCCTAATAGATCATACACGATAATCTTTAGATCATCGGGAGAACGTAAATTTGGCTCAGTTCCCTGCCTCTTACGAAACTGTTTACCAATATCTGAATCGTTCAGCTTTTCTTTTAACTCCGAAGCCTTTTTAGAAACTTCCAACCTCTTCTCTTCAAAATAATCTCTGTCTCCCTTAATACCATCTTTCGTAGTTTCTGTTAAGCAAAGGGTTCCATTCTTAAATAAATCCTTCCATATTCTTCGTAAATATTCTTCCTGTTTATAAATATCAAATTGAAGAAAAAATAACTCTCTCATCGCCCAAGCATCAGTACCTCCATATATCAAAAGCTTTGCCAGATCCACTCTATGCATATTGTTGAAACTGTTTGCTGTCTTTGATTTTTTGTAGGAACTAAGCCATCCGCTGTAATCAGGTATTCCTAAATGAACATAAGATTGAAAATCGAGTCCAGATGTTTTGTGTCTTTCATCTATTAGGTGTGCAATTTCCATTGTACACCAGAACCAATTTCTAACTTTTGCTTTCAAAACAAACTCTGCCCACACGTCTTCATAAGCCATATTGTGTGCGGCCTTTTTTATGCTCTTATCTTTTAAGATTGTGGCAAAGGCATTCCTAATATCAATTACTTCTTGTTTTTTGAAATGATTTGGGTATTGAAGTGGGTAGGAAGCTAATGAAATTGTGTTATATTTATTGTCAAGCGCAGCATGGCTTATTGTGTAAATCTTGTGTCCTTTGTTATATGGCTTTAGTCCGCTTGTCTCAAAGTCAAAAAAGAAGAACTTGGCTTTCTTTTTTACTTCTGTTAAATGGTTTATAATGTCCTTAGACTCAGTTTCAATTTGTGCTTCATCCTTATAATCATCATTGAATACAGGCTTACCTTTATTTATATGATCAATTGCATGTTTGAGGTCTCTTTCATAGGTTGTTTTTAAGTGCCGGTCATGTGAATTTCTAATAAGAACATAGCTTGGATGGTACATTGGGAAAAGCCAAGCATTGTAGTCTCTGTCTGGTATTCTAAATCCTCTAAATCTTGTAATTGAAGTATCAGTGGAAAACCTTTTCATAAAAAATGCTTCAATTACAGAACCCCCCATAAGCCATATATTATCTGGACTCAAAGTATCAATTGCTTTCTGAACCAAAGGCCAGCAATATAAAAGTTCATTTCGTGTGGGCTTTGGATTGCCTTTTACAAAGCAGTTTGTGGCATTGATGAGCCAAAAATCATAATGGAGTTTTAATCCATATTGTTTCAAAAGTTTCTCAAACGCAAAGCCAGCTTCTCCTACAAACTGTATACCTTCTCTGTCCTCTTCAGCCCCAGGTCGCTCTCCAATAATGAGAGTTTTAAGCTTGCCCTCACCGCTATGTCTCATCTTCGGTGTTTTGCAGTCTTTATTAAGACCGCATTTACTGCACTTCGGCAAATATGGATCAACAAAACCAAAGCTTTGAAAAGTCATCGTATGGCAATCCTCATAATATGTGTAAAATTGTCAGAACTTAACTTTGCCATGTCGTTTTCTTTACTCAACATAACCTCATTTGTGATTGACAATATATCATATAATGCATCTGGATTTATCTGGAATACTACTTCTTTTTTATACTTAGCTTTCAGCTTCTTTTTAATATATCCATTAGATTTTCTTGCAGTAATAACAAGTCCTTTTGGTGACATACTTACCGTTACACTTTTTTCAAATGGGGTGTCGCCATCACACATGAATGAAATGGAATTGATAAGTGACTGAGTACCTTTTGGAAATTCATATACCTCTTCTTTGAAAGACAGCCCTTTAACATATTCTTTCAAATCAGGATATTCCCCTGCTACATTTCTACAAGCATAGAAAGTACCCCCATTATCTTTGAATATTGCCCAGTCATTTTCAATTTTGACGTGTGTTGCTTCTACATGAGAAACTTTGTTTGCTGAGTCAGCAGGAATTAAGAACCCCTCAAGATCCTCTTCAATTTCATATAAAGAAAAACGCAAGCCATCGGTTGACATCAGAAGACCGTCTTTCAAAGCAACACAGTGAAGGTTTTGTTCTGATATTGACTTGTCTGCACTGAAACTCACAAGACCTAAATTCCTCATGAATTCCTTAGTTTTTAACTTCTTGAAACCTTTCTTTAGATCAAAGCTATCAAAGACCTCTTCAATGACTCTTAAATCCTTGTTGACTTCAATTTCTGATATTGTGTCTTTTGAAGAAAGCTTTACTGTATGCTTTTCATTCTCAGTTTTGATCTCAAATTTTATTTCTTCATCTGAAAAGGAATCCAACATCTTTTGGAAATCCTGTGCTTTGATACTGAAATTGTCCTCTATCTGTGGGAACGGGCTTATAACACAAAGTTTGTCATTATAGGCAACAATGTTACCATTTATGAATGAAAGGTGGGTGAGTTCTTCAACTAAATCCTTAGTCGATATCCCAACTTTGACTTTCCTTATGGATTCTTTTAAACTTCTCAAGGGTAGTTTCATCCTGATCCTCCTCTGGTTTTTTTCCTGTTATAATTTCTTCTTTGAAATCCATAATATTTGGCATCCTATGAAAGTCCCAAAAGGATACCAGCCTTCTATACTTATAGCCAAGCTTTTCAACAAATCGCTTTACTTTCTTTTCTTTGTGGAGGTATATAAGGGTATCGTAGTTGCCCACCAGAAAAATTTTAGTCATGTAGTACCTCAAGCATCTGATTTTGTTCTTGGCTCTTGTATAAAAAGGAACATATGTAACCTTACTTCTTCTGTTATTTCATTACACATCCCAACAAAGTTATTGAAACCAATATGAAATTCATACAGTACCTCTTCATCATCTTCAATTTCTATTGCACAAAGCTTGTCTTCATCTGATAAACATAATTCAACATCGTTATATCTAAAGACCCCACCTTTATTAAGAAACTGAAGAACAAGTTCACTTTTTGGTATTGTATATGGGTCTTTCATACTGAAGGAATCCATTTTTGTAAGAGACAAATCCATTATAATATCCTCATGAATTTCTTCTTTTTATGTTGCCAAGGTCTCGGCCATTTAAGAAAGTGCTCCACTCTACAAAAGAATATCATGTTTACAAGGCATCTGTATTCATGCCTATTAGAAACACCGTATTCTTTTATAACTTCAATGGTGCGCTTTCCATCTTTTGGCTTGCCCCATGTCTTTTCGTGTTTTTTGGGTGTGTAATCTTTATCTACTGTTTTGAAATGACTTTTGCCATACTTTATGCCAAGCTCTTTCAGATATGTCAAGATAAATTTTTGTTCCGTTTTGGATAAATTATGAAAGTGTTGTATGTCTCCATTGTACATATAGGGTGATCTTGTTGAGGTGTGAATGACATTTGGTATAACGTCATATCTTCTCTCCCCTCTTATGACTTTTGGTAACATTATCTTTCCAAACTGAGCATAGCGTACCCAAGTGCTTGAGTCTACAGAGTAGAATGGATACCGCATTATAATCTGCAATGATGTTAAAGCTAAACCATGTATCTTATACTTTGGCAATGCACCTTTATTATCGCATACAATATCAAAAACAGAGTCAGCCCACTTAATATACTTATCTTTTGGTATGCCCTGTCCAAGTCCTGATATGGCAACATAATCAGTCTCTTGTAGATACTTCTCAAAATACTTTAGAGGTTCATTGTAATGATAAACAGGAATAGGATCTAATCCATGTTCATCTTTTAAATATCTATACCATCTATAAGATATTTCAGGTTCATAAATGGCATCAATGGTTATGTAGTAATCCAGAAGATGTTTATACTCTTTCAGGAATTGTATGTAGTATTCCGCATAGTGTTTGAACGCATCAGATTCATAGTTTTTCCAGTCCCATCTATGAGATTCATCAATTCTATGGCCTTTTCTTACAAGGTGAGTGAAAAGGCCGTGTGCCCCACTATCGACCATTAGTTTGAAATCTTTGTGGTTCAAATTAATTGTCTCCAGTCTAAGTTTGGAAGTTGGACATGAGGAAACTCTTTGAATCGCTTCCAATTTCCAGCCCATTCAAGTCCTGATTGTGTTGCTATTCTTCCATATACTTGCCATGTCTCTTCTTTTTTACTCCATAAGGGCTTCCTCCCTGCCTTTAAAGGAACAGCATCAAAGGCCATTCTGTAATTATGCAAGGATTGTCCTGGAGCTGCATAAGTCACCTTCTTTCCATATTGAGGGCCAACTCCTAATAAAATGTCATGCAGGTCTTCCCTATTGTATTTTTTCTTTAACCTTATTGCCATTCCTTGTATGACATGAAAGGGCCTTCCCTGACGATAAAGTTTTGCTTGCTCTTCAAAGGATCTATATGTGCAATAAATTAACAATTCTATATTTTCATCTTTAAAAGCTAATTCAAACGCATCCTTCATTTTCAATGCTGCGTCATGTAATCTTGGGACGAGGTCCTCTAATTCTCTTGACATAATAGTTCCTCTATTTGTTTTTAGAATCCTCTTCATTTTAATTCTCTTTTTTAATTAATCCCGCATTTTTAAGCCAATGTTCTAAAACCCTTTCAGCAAATTCTTTCCCTTCTTTTTGATTATAATGTCCCAGATGCTCTTTTATTCCTGGAAGTAGGCACACTAATTTATATGGAGGAACTTCCTTACTTTTTGGTCTACTCCCATCATAGAACAATTCAAAAATTATATATTTATCTAATTTTCCTTCTTCGCCTGAACCATATTGGCGTTTTGAGGGTTCCCATGTAATTCTTGACATACCTTACTCCTATTTAACAATTACAGTTGCCCCATTCTCACCATCTTCAGATACAGTTACCGAAGAAGCCTCAAAGCTCATTAATAGTATTTTAGCTAACATTTCACAGGAATAATTAAAATATTTATTCTTTAGTTCCTTTTCAATATACGCATCCACTTTGTTTTTCATTTCGATAAATTCAATTTCCCTGTTAGCATGGGATACCTCCCAATTCATAGACACATGAAATATATGTCTGTGGTATTCTCTCAATACCCAATACTTTTCAGGAGCGTCAACCCACCTATGATAAGCAGGGAAAAAAGTAGTTATAAATATTTCTGTATGTCTATCCATTGTCTTCCTCCATAATATCTAACATTCTTTTCCATGTAAGATCCTGGTTTTTATATACATCTATTAATGGGGTTGGAAATTCTAAATCCATAAAGAAATTTATCAAAGCAAATGCCTCTTGTACCTTTCTTTTTTCATATAAGTACCCAGAAGGTAAAACTTCAGGAAAGCTCCTAAAATTTGGATATACAGGAATACATTTACATACCAATGCTTCTAATAAAGTCCATGAAATAAAATCCTGATCGGCACAATTGAATTGTATTTTTGATTCCAAAAGGTTTTCATAGTATTGTGTTTTTGATTGGTTTTCCCTTAATTCAAGATTTGGCAATTCTGCAAGAGCTTTATGCAATAAAGAAAGAAGCCCCCCAAAGTTACTTCTTAATTTTGGTTGGGATGTTGTGATAACAAACTTAATTGTAGGGTCATACTTTTTTGCATAGTATGCCAATTCTAAAAATAAAGAAGGGTCTTTTTCATCATCCCATCTGGAACTAAAGATAACCTGTCTTTTCTTTTCTGGGATCTTTTTAGGAAAATAGTCTCTTACTCTGTCAGAATTAAAAGGCAGCCCTACAGAATGTACCTTTGTTGGATGGCTTATACCTGCTTTATCAACTAATTCCTTTAATAAATTACAAGAAACAAAAACACCATCAAGAATACTGCCAACCATCATTTCATAATAACGCATCCAGTCCCGCATCTGATAAGTGAAATCATAAACATCCACAGACTGTGCATGAAGCAAGGCATACATTCTTGGCAAGCCCTTTTTCTTGTAATGATTATTATACCTGCTCATAAGATTGTGAGCATAAGCAATTGCTTCAATTCCTGGATGAAAAAAATCATCAAAGTAAATTACATCTTCTTTACTGAATTTTTCATCCTCAAGATAGTACAAATATTCTCTTACTTGGGAACAAGCATATTGGGGTCTTCTTGTGGCATCAAGAACGCTGCCTGTCTTAATAGCTGTTGAAAATGCTGTATCGCCTTTTATTCTTATTACTGGAATTTCATTTTCCAGCCATCTGGAGTGGAGCCAACCTGTATTAGCTGCACTGAGTTGGCAAGTATATCTTTCTTTATAGGACTCTAAAGGAAAATATATTATTCTCATATAAGCATCCTTTTTATGCTGTACTTTCTGTGTTTGGGTCATATTCTCTTTTTAGTACCTCTATTTTTTCACCGCAATATGGGCAATAATCAATTTGAAGTGATGCTTTATCAAAAGTATATAATATCCTGGATCTCACAGAAAAGAATGGAATATTCATATTTGCTCTAACCTGAGGGTCCTCACAAATTATTCTACTCATTTCTGGACAACAAATCTTTACCTGTTTTATAAATTCTTGTCCGTTTTTGTTTTTATATACCATAATCTCCATTTTTTTTTACCCTCCTTTTCCGAAACAAAAATGGCGGGATGAAAAACCCCGCCATTTCAAGTTAACCTTTCAGAAGATTTACTTCCCTATATCCATTGACATTTCTTTGAAAGGCTTTTTCAACTTAGTAATGTTTTGAAGTGCTGACCTTGCTCTACGAGCAGCAGACTTGTTACCTTTTTCAATAGCTTTTGCGGCGTTGTTTTGGTAGTCTTCCATTTCACTCATAATTACATTATGAACCTCTTCCAAAGTATCGAGTTCGCTATAATCAGTCATGTAATCCTCCTTGAAGTTTAATTAGTTCAAAAATTTCCCATTTTACCTTATCCTCAAAACACTTTCCAAACAAAGCAGATGTAACCATCTTTGATGTAGGTTGTTTAGCTCCTCTACCAACCACACACATATGAGAAGCTTTCATTATAACAGCAGCACCGATAGGTTTTGCTGCTTCAGTGAAACTTTGTAACACTTCGTGACATAGATTTTCTTGGATTTGCGGTCTTGCTGCGTAATGTTCAACAGCTCTCATAGGCTTACTTGCCCCCACCAAATAATCTCCAGGTATATATGCAATGTAGGCAAAGCCTGTGAAGGGGACGAAATGGTGGGAGCAAGTTGACGAAAAGAAAATCCTGTCAAATACAATGAGTTGATTATAACCTTTCTCATTAGGGAATGCTTTCCAATCTGTAAATTCCTTATCCACATTTTTGAAAAGCTCTTCCCTATACATTCGTTCAATTCTTTCTGGTGTCTCTTGAAGATTAGGGTCTTCTTTCCAATGGGACACCAGATTTTCAACAAATGCTTTCGTAGGCATGACTAAACCTTTTTGAAGTTTTTGGGGATCTTTTTGATCTTAACCCAATAAACAGTATCCTTTTCTTTGCCTCCAATCAATTTATATTTTCGGGTTTTGGTTTCAAATTCAACTCCGCTTTTCACAAGAGAAGCATAGTGAGTCCGTACCCTTCCTGGTTTGCAACCAATCTTGTCAGCAATCTCCTCAAAAGTGGCCCCTGCTTTGAACTCTTCATTGATAAGATTTGTTCCTTTACCAATTACGGCCCCGAGATCATCTTTGGGAGCGTTCATGTGGGGCAACCCGCCCTTCTTTTTGCCTTCAGACTTTTTCTCAGACTTCTCCTTCTTCTCTGCTTTAGGCTTTGCTTTTTCTTTAGCTTTGCCCTTGCCTTTGTCCTTCTTCTCAGACTTTTTCTCAGGCTCAGGCTCAGATTCATCTTTTTCTCCAGCCTCAGGTTCAGGATCGGCTGTTTCCCCGTTTTCTGCTTGGTCAATGATGTCAGTGATAGAGTTGTGCATCTCGACTACTTTGTTGTGCTCCTTCTCCAGCTTGGTTTCTTCCTCAGATTTCTCTGGGATACTTTCGATTGCATCAATGAAACCTTCGATAAGATCGAGCTTTTTCTTCAGTTTCTTGGTGTCAACCTTTTTCTTTTTCTCAACCAGTCCAGAATCATTCAGCTCATTACAAACCATTTTCAGATTTTTCAGACTGATTGATTCAAAGTCTCCTTTGATTGCCATAAATGCCTCCTACGTTTGGGTTAAAAATTTGTGATGGGAAGAAACTATGATAAAACTATTGTAACATAAAGTCAATAGGTCCTGTACGGTTTTATTTAATATGAATAATTTTATGCATTTGGTAAGAGATCCTATAAGGCAAATTGTGACTGATCATCTGATTTGAAAGAATTTTTGCTTTATTATGATCTGCGGAATATGTTGGAGAAAATACTATCTGTTCTGCTGTAAACTCATGGTTAAGTAAATAACCGGCACAATGAACAGCAGTCTCAAAATCCTTTTGATCATCAATCACAAATTTTACGCTATCCTCATCTTCTAATGTCAAAATATTTGTTAAATCATTTTCATCATAACATCCAGAGCTTGGCATCTTCCAGTCCATAACAAATGAAATATTTGGGTCATACGGTGTTCTTGGATGTTTACCATTTGTTTCAACTGTCATGCTATATCTCTGCGAACTCAAGAAATCTGTCAATTCCAAAAAGAATTTAGGTTGTTCTAATGGCTCACCTCCTGTAATTGTCAATTTCTTAACGGTATTTGCTTTCAGCCTCCCAATATCCTTGAAAACTTCATCAACTGTGTATTCTTTAAAGGAAACTTGTCTGGTGTCACAATAGGAACAATCGCAGGAACAGCCATAAAATCTTATAAAGATAGAAGGTGCCCCTATTCCAAAACGGTTATGCTCTCCATCAAACGATCTAAAAATTTCACTTATCTTCCCACTCTGCATAAGAATCCCTATCCTCCCAAAATTTGACTTTATGGAGTTTTACATGATCAGTACCCTTACAATTCAACATAGCTTTCAATTCATTTTTGATAAAAATTACGGTGTTCTCTGCTGTGGGTCTCCAATCAAAACATTCATTAAGATATTTATGGTCTAATCTGTTTTTTATCTCTGCTGCAAATCTGTTTTTCATTAAAGAAAAGTCCATTACCATTCCGTCATCAAGATAATTTATTGATTGTTTGAACACTATCTCACATATTCCATTGTGCCCATGCAGATTTTTACATTTTCCCCCATGTCTTGGCAGCCAATGAGCATAGCTTATTTCAAACCTCAATCCCACTTTGATTTGTTCACTCGTCATCTTCCTCCTCCTCTTTCTCTATAAGTTTTTTCTCTTTTCTAATCCACTCTTTTAACAACCCCTCAATCAATGCAGATTTGTTTTTGACACGATTTCTCGGAAAAGAATCCAGTTCATCAATTGTTTTTTCATCCAAAGTAATTGTCATCCTTACTCGCATATTAGCTCCTTACATATATCTTTGCAGTATTCAAATACTCTCAGCCGGGTTTCTCTTTGTTCAAATGGGTGTTTTATTCCTATACTCTCAAAATACTTTGTAATTCCTATCGTTATTTTTGTTGCTCTTACCATTATATTATAATACTCTTTTGTATGTGGAAGCAATAGATTTAGTATTGTACCGTCTTTTGTTTTAACATAAATACATCGAAATTCTTCTTTTGAATATTCATGTGGAATATAAAAACCTTGTTTGTTATCAATAAGGTCTTGAAAGAAACCGTCTTCTTTTAAAAAGTAAGGTATAATTATATCAATGTCAGATTTTCCCTTTACAAATCCCCCAAATTTAAATGAACCTGTAACAACCCCATGTTTTTTGAAGAAAGCTTTTAAGTCTTCATTTATGGGGTTAAGCCTTTCGATTGCTTCTTTTGTTGTATTATCCATTAGTCTCTCCAAAGTTCCAGAGCATAGCAGCAAGATTCGCTACATCTACCCATTGTCTGGGATCTTCTTTAGCCTTCCTTACATGGTCTTCAAGAGACACAGTGATAGCTTCTTTTAATTTGGGATTGTCCCAACCTCTTTTGTCTTCCATGTGTTTTATTATGAGTTTGTTTTTCATCTTTTGATTAAAAATATCAATTAACCTTTCCAAAGCTACGGTTTCTGATTCAAAATCTGTTGACTTTATCATATCTTCCTCCCTCCCTTGCTCTTCTCCTTTTCCCTCTCCAGGACTTTTATAGCTATATATGGCCCATTTGTATCGCAAGTAAATATGTTCAAGTGAGGCCCATTCCGTGTCCAATTCCTCTTGTTTGCGTAGACTTTCAACGCCTCCCGCAACTGCTGGTTCTCCTGTTTGATTTCTCCATAATTCTGAAATGCTTGTTCAGCATCTCGCGCATGGGATCTGAGGGTATCATTCTCCTGCTTGATCTCGTCCAAGAGAGTGGCAAGGCGGCGGTTTTCGAAGCGAAGTTCTTGTATTTCGTCAAAAGTATATCCTGTTGGCATGGTTACTCCCTCCCTATCACATGCTCGTCAGGCTTTTCATTAACAGGCTCTTCGTCCAACTGTTCAATACACTGCTTGGCTATATCTATAGCCGCTTGATAGTTTCCTTTTTCTATCCCGAGGATAATAAATTCAAGTACCTGTTTTGGAGTGAGTTGCGTCTTTGGTACAGTGTTCATTTTTGACTCTCCTTATCACATTGTAATCATTACACCGCCGACAACATAATATAGAGATTCAGGCTTCGGCCAGGGCCGTTCCCTATCGTGCGCATATAGCATAGTTATCCCCTCCCCATAACATTCTCTCGCCACCAGTCCCGCCACGCCCTGGCGTCCTCTTCGGTGTGGAACGACAAACACGCATTAAGTCTCATCTTGTCTGATGAATCACCATCCCATCTATATTTGCACACAGAAAGTCCCAGCTTCTTCCATGTAAAATAATACGACCCTATCGCCGGCTCTTCCCGCATCGGTTCTGGCAATTCTGACTGCGGAATCGTGATCGTGCGGGGTTTGCACTCCAAAGCCTCTTTTGCCTTGATGAGAGCATCCGCAAGAATCATGTCTGTATCATCGTCTCGAACAGGTACGGTCATAATCCAGCGTTTCCGGCCAGCGGCCAAATCGCCTACCATATTATGAGCTTTTTCAATGGCCTTTAATGCTTCTTTGTGTATGCATGGCATAATTATTTCTCCTTCCCTAATCTACTTCAGGCATATCACCTTCACATAATTCTATATTCACAGTCGCTTTTTCCCCCGGACCAAGTTGATCCCATACTTCTTCAAGTCTTTCTTTAGCATAGTCTAAAGCTATTTGATGATCTAAGTCATCTTCAGCTGGTAAAACACAGAAATCAGCTTCGTTAGTATGATAAGGTTCTATTTTCCAGTACATTTTTCTTTCCTTATGTTATTTTAACCACCAGAAGAAAACCAAAACGTTGAATCCAAATTTACCTGCCCCGCACTCAAATTACTCAATACGAGTGCTTGGTGGTATGAGTCAAACATTCCATCACGTTTAGCAAGCATCCCAATACGCCAACATTTTTCAAGTTTTTCTTTCTTTAACTGGTTAATTGCAATCATTGCATCCACATGATGCTGCTTCCTAATATCTTCAAATACATCATCCTCAGTCTGTGTTTCTTTATTTGCTGCCCCTCTGCCTCCCTGATTTGCTGTTACAAAAAGAATTTTTCTGTCTTTCGATATTCTGTCAGCATATTCCCAAATATGATTTGTGGCAGCCCTTTGATCTGCAACAGTTTTCGCTGTATTATCAAGCATGTCTATTATTACAACTTGTGGTATAAAGTTCCTTTCATATTCAAGAATGTTTAATCTGGTTTCAATATCTTCAATGGTTACTGAAGCTTTTGGGTAACTTTCAACAACCCCACAAGCCCTTAAATATGTTTTGAGTTTTCTTATTTTACTCTTGACATTCTTTGTGTTGTATAAGTCCGGTCTTGATTCTCTTTCATACCAAACTGCAGGTTCAAAGAACTCTCTCAGTTCAGGGTGGTTGCGACAACTGGAACATGGAATGTATCTTCTATCCTCATTACCAAAGGGAGGCTTTGATCCATCCTCCAATAAAAGCCCAACATCGCAAGTTCGCTCGCTTCTCGCACATTCATCTGTTTGGTTGAGGTTACAGTCAAACACAGGAAAAACGTCTTTATCTGACACCGTATCATCTGATTCATCTACAAATCCTGTCAAAGCTTGATAGATTCTTGTCTCAACCATTTCTCTTGGCAATTCTAATGAGAAATAGACAAAAGGTATTCGTTGGTATAATGCCTGTACTGCTGTGTAAACAAGCCACCAACTTTTCCCCCTTTTTCCTGGACCCTGAAACGTTATAAATTCGCCTCTGCGTAATGGCTTAATAATGTTGCCAACAACCCCTGGAAACGTAAACAGGGTTGTTTCCTTCTTCGCATTTAATGCTGTCTCAATCGTGTGTTCATCTAAAATATCCCTAAAGTCATCTTGTACCAATTCAACGCTTTTTGTTATGTCATACCTAACCTCTTTAGCTTTGTCAACCAAACCTCTCTCTGCAAGACTTTCCATTCTCCTTGCTGTCAGCAATAGATCCCTTTTCTCAAAATAGCTTTTCGTCTTTTCAAGGATGTATTCTAAGGCATCTGGTTGTTGACTTGTAACTCTTTGCAATACACCTTCTATTACAGGTATAATGCTTGAGTCTAAATCCTCCTTTTCTACATCAAATATTCTAAATATGTTTTCTTTAGGGGCTTCCCCGTAATTGTCAAAAAATTCGATGGCCCAATAAGAGATCAAAGCCATTGCTGAATTTTGGAAATAGTCCTTGTTGTAGGAATAACGTATCCTTTTTAAGAACTCTGTTGAAGTCAGTATTGAGAGTGTGATTTGTTTTTCTAAAGAGGAATCCTTATTAACAGCACGGACCTCTATTGCCATAGTATTTCCTTATTCAGCCATTTTGGGTGTAACAAGCATCAGATCCCCCTTATCCTACAATGTTTTTGTTTTTGAAAAATTCCCTTTGTTTCTTCCTCTGTTCTTCCCTTGTCTTTGAAGTTGTTACATTCAATTTCTTCATATAGTTTGGTAGTACAGTGTTAAATGTGGTGTGGCTTGCTAATGAAGCTATGTAAAAATCATCCTTATACCTTTTATTAAGAGCATCTATCAAATAGGCCACAAGTTGAGCGTCTTTAACTTCAATACCATTGTCTTTTTTGAACTCCTTAAGTTTCGTAGCTGATTTATTAAAGCAATCTAAGTCTTTCTCATTAAATTCAACCTTTGTTATTTTTAAACTTTCCCTATATTTATTTATTATAAGTTGAACTAATTCTTGATACTCTGATTGATGTTTAAGCTCTGCTGGATTTTCTAAAAAGTACATAAATAATGAAGGTCTCGTGGCGTTGTTAGGGTTGAATATAAAAGCTTCCAGTGATATTAGTCTTTTGTTTTCATCTAACAAATGGTGTTTGTTTCTTGGTTTGTAAGCCCAATCTAATGCAGCTTTCCTGTAATTATCAACAGAGTATTGAAAGTCCTCAAAAGAAAAAGAACTATAATTAAAAGTTAAACCAGATAAAACTTTAAATTTAGCCGTCATTAAATCCTCAATCCTCGCAATAATCATGTTCATTTTTCTTGTATGTTCTCTATGCTTTGGTGCTTTTGCGTGATTTATATAGTAGTCCACCCATTTCTTTACTGGATATTCTAACTCCTTAAATCTTGGTTTCTTTTTCTCTTCTGGTTCTTTATCGGTTTTGACTTTTGATAATCTTTCCCTTTTAGTTAACTTCCTGCGTTTAAGTTTTTTTGGCTCTTCACCTTTTTTTCCGACAAAAGGGACAAGAAGGGCCTGTACTTCCTTAATTAAGTGGTTTCGTTGATCTTCGGGGATTTCTGAGAGGGCAGTTGATAAAATTTCTTCCACTTTTTCCGAATAAAAGGAAGGGTTGTCCTCTATTGAGCGTCTTATGGAATCTAATATTTCAAGTATTCTCATTTTCAACAATCCCTCTTGAAGCTTTTGCTTTTTTATTCCACTCTTGTTTCATTTTTTTGTAAACTTCTTTGTCTTTTCCTACATCTATTGATGTTCTTCCTGTGCAATCCACTTCTCCACCTTTAAACCTGCAATTTTTACATATGAAATATACGGGACCTTTAAGTAACCCACCTGTATTTTTCATTGTCCTAACATATAACCCTAAAAGTTTTTTTGCTGCATCAGGATCATTAAAATCAATTTCTTCAGAATCCATTTGTATTGGGGTTTGTGGAGATAAATCTTTTCCTCCACATAAAGGGCAGGGTTCCATATCTTTATGTTGCCTTTCTTGTACTCTTTTGCGAAGTTCCTCTTTTTTCATTTGAACCTCCAATTCAATTATCACTTATGTTATCAATCCAAAAATTCGCAGTCATCCTCTTCATCACCCCATTGATTATCGCAAATACAAAATTCACTTGGGTTTTTAGGATGATCACAATAATATACCCATTCAAGGCTACCATCTTTTAATTGCTCTTCTGCATATGAGTAATAACAATCCCAATAATTTATAAGCATAGATACCCCCAATTTATTTCAAGACATAAAGAAATATTTTATACTTTTATTTATATATTGTCAATAGACTTTTTGTTTTAACTCCCTTACAACCGTACAATGTTTTATTATTCTCTGAAGAATATTATATTTCTGCCTGTTTTTGAGGCTTTAACTTTATGAAGAACCTGAAATCCAAGATATTCAGAAACTTCTGGTAAGGCCCTTTTAACCTTAAATACAACATCACTGCTATGTTTATAGTTTATAGTTGTTTTCTGACCAAACATTTCCACATCGTTTTCCCATATTTTCCCTTGACTTAAAAACAACTTTTTTGAATCAAATAATTCATAAAGCCTCAAATTCAAAGGTTTACTTATTCTTTTCATCACAGAAAAGTCAAAAGATTTTGTATATCGGGCTTCATTAGCCCACCATAAAAACTTATTATCAAGGGTTATTAAAATTTTACTTTTTGAACCTTTGACAAATTCCCAATTAGAAATAATACCGAAAGTCATAAACACATGCTTATTTTTTTCATACAAATTCCCTTCAAATTTTAAAGTTGTATGCGCCCATCTATTTAAGGAATCTCTTAATCTTTCTATTGTTTCATTGGAATAACAGATTCCTGAGTTTGTTATAATATTTTTATGGGACAAACTGAGTTGTGCTAATCCTTTATTATTTTTTTCACCTTGTATTGATTTTAATAAATAATTTAGAAACAACCAATCAAGTCTTGTAGGTGGTTTTAAAGATGAAGACCTCCTAAAAGTACCTTTTTTTGAATAAATTATTCTGGTTTGATAGTTTGAATTGGCATAACCAATATCCCATAATGGATATTCTATGAAGTTTAAATTTGTAGAAAAATAGTCTGTTTCTTTCATTGTAAGCCCCCTTATTTTTATTATATAATATATTAAAAATTACACATTGTCAACGTAATTTTATTTGTATTCCTAAAGAATAATAAAAAAATGATAAAGAGCAATACTTATTTTCAATTTTAATTTATAAAAACGCTTATTTACAAAGGTTATTCACAATAATTTTTTTGTAATTGTAGGCAAAAAAAGGAAAAAAAATGATGATTGAGAAGTAAAGGTGGCGAAAAAATAATGATGATTGAGAAGTAAAATAATGATGATTGAGAAGTAAATGAGATCAAGGTATCTCGATGTTTTCAATAGCGGATTGCCTTTCGGTAAGTTCTTATAAGAAAGAGTTCTTTATAAGGAAAACCATCCTTCCTAAATAAATTCAAACCCAAACTTAACTCCTCCACTCTGCTTCGCTCCGCGAAGCTACGTTTCGGAGTTAAACACTCCTATTCGCTCCGCTTCGCTACGCGAATATGGAGTGAGTAGTAACGCTCCTACCTTCGGTATCAAAATATTATTAGGAAATACTTTGCTATTCTCAGGAATATGTCCTTGCTCCTGCGGAGTGACGACGGATTCCTAAAGATAAACTTTGATATTAAATTCCAGACTAATAAAAAATCTCTCTTGTAGATAGAGAGGTAGGCACCTTTGATACCTAAAAAAGGTTTTTGATAGTACCACTTGTTTTTGTAGGAAATAATGGTGAGACCTTGCAGATAATAAAGGTGGGTTGGGGCAGCCGATCAAAAGCTGCCCCAACAAGGAGAAGGAGGAAGAGACTGGAGAAGGTCTGGTCAAATTGGAGGTAAAACCCAAAGCTCCTCCAGCAGGGAAGAATCTATGATACACAATAAATTTAGTTTTGTCAACTAAGTAACCTCTTGATCTGGAATACTTCTTTTCTTGGCAAACTACCTGGGTCTTGTCCTGGGTCAAGTTGAACCTCTTTAACATCTGGTACAAATCCTGCAAGCTCATTTGCTAATTGTTCTCCTATTTGAAATGCTTCTGGATCATAAATAACAACCACTCTTTCTAAACCTTTGCTATACAATAATTCAATTTGTTCCTTTGTATATTCCGATCCAAATAAGCAAGTAGCATCTTCACCTAATGCAAACGCATCAAAAGGACCCTCTGTAATAAAGCAGGACTTTTGTATCTTGTCATAGTTCAGTATTGTTTTTTTCACAGGAATGATTGACTTTTCCTTTGATAAGTTTTTGTACCTGAGGTTTGCTTTGTCAGTATAATCTCTACCTAAAAAAGTAACTAATTTTCTTTTGATATATACTGGAATTATTATTCGATATTTGAACTCTGGGTCACTATAGTCAGTCTCCTGCAATTCAAAATATTCAGAAACGAACCCAGCATTGAGCCCTCTCGATTCCAAATATCTAAAACTCTGGGAATTAGGTCCAGGAGATTCTCCGGGTAGTGTTATGGCATCTATGTTAGGCTTAGACTCTGTGGGTGATTGTGGGTTCAAGGAGAAGCCTTCCTGGCGATCTGAGAACTGCAAGCAATAGCCATAAGCGGCCTTGTTGTCGATATTCAAAATTTCTTCTACAAATCTGACAATAAAACCCCGTTCTCTACACCTCCAACAAGAAAATGTTGCGTTTTCAACGTTGATTCCCATGTGGTATGATGGGTCAGTGCAAAATGGGCAATTCACACCAACCCATCCACTACTCACATTTTTACCTGTTTCTTTATAGGGAATATTTAGATCCCTAAGTAGTGCTAAGGTATCTACTTGCATCATTTAAACCTATATTTTGTAGTTTCTCTCCCTTTCAACAAATATTCAGTTAAACTTTCTTTTGTTGGGAAGCAGTCAAAACAATAAAATTCAGGGTATCTGTAAACATTACCAGAATGTCCAGCTCTCCTATTATTACCGTCATTTGTTGAAGTTTTCCATAAGGTTTCTCTTTTTACCAGCATTTCGCATTTGCGACATTCTCTGGCAAGAAATATTGGGTTTATTTGTCTTATTTTTATCCACAAACTTGGGTATTTCATACAATAACCTCTATATTTTTAGAATAATCCAGCCTGTTTATTATGGTTTCAATCTCCTCTTGATCAAATGCATCCATGCGTTCAGCGATAGCAATAAAACTGAACAACTGAGAATTATCCCATTGAAATTTCTTTGCTATTAGTTTCATATATCTTAGGAATACTTTAATATGGGTGCCCTGATGTTTTATTATGTGTTCGTCATACATATATTCAGTATTCTCATTAGGTTTTAAGTCTCTAAACATCCTCATGCACCTACGAACCAAAAATACTTTTTCTTTTTCAGGATGCTTGCTTTTCAAAACTTCACCTCCTTTATCCTATTGGTACCCCGACTAATTTCCCACAACACTCCATAGAACAGCATATATAGTTTCCCATAATATGCCATTGTTCCATTGCTACTTTTTCATATTCCATTTTACCACATTCAGCACAAGTAACCATACCATTAAATTCTTCATATTCTCCAACACCTTTTGATGGGAATTGTCTTTTTGTGGGATCAACTATTTCATTTGTGACTTTATTCTTACACCACCAATGTTGTTGTGTGCCCCAAATAGGGCAATGATAGTAACCTCTAATCAATTCAAGATTGGGGTTGTTTTCACATTCTTTTTCAGCAAGTTCCCTACATCGACCTCTGTATTTTTGATAATCTGTCAAAACTTCACCTCCCATTTTAAGTTTTTGTACATAAGCAATCTCAAACAAAAATGATCTGCAATATACCTGTATGGATCAACAAAATCATAAACGATCAGTTTGTCTTTATCCTCAAATTTTCTTGTGCCTCTTCCAATTACTTGAATCGTTTGAATGTCAGATTTGCCACCAGAAGCATTGATTATTACATTCAAAGGCGGAATGTTAATACCTTCTTTCCAAATTGTGGTACATATACAGGCAAGAATGTCCTTACTTTTCATTCTTTTCAAAGCGTCTTCTCTTTCGTCACTTGGGGATTGGCCTCTGTAGAAAGGGACAGTTAAGCCTTTATCTTTAGCCAATTGTTGTAAAATATCTCCTTGAGAAATCTTGCTAACAAAGATAAGAACAGACTGGCCCTTGTCTATGTGATGTTTTGCTGCTTTGACAATCAATCTGTTTCTTGTTGGGTTGTTTACAATGAAGGTATTATAGTAATCCTTATACTGTCTTATATTTGGATCTCCATGCACCCTTTGGTATGTCAAGATTTTAACAATTGGAGGTGTGAGCATTTCATTCTCAACCCCTTCATCCATAGTCACTTCATCAATTGGGGGACCTATGAAAGCGTCAGAACACCATCTTGCTTCCCCTTCTTTTGGAATAGTAGCAGTAAATCCAATTTTCATTGGGGCTAACTGCCTTTGTAGGAAGTCTGAATATCTGTTCTTGACAGAGCTTACTTTATGGGACTCGTCTATGAGAACAGTGTCCCAATGATCAGAAATTTCTCTCCAATCAAGTTTGCTTATCGTTTGAATTGTAGCACAGGTCACTCGTTTAGAAATGTCTTTACTCTGACCCTGAACAAGTCCTGTATCAAATCCATATTTTTCGCAATCGGCTTTGAATTGTTTTACGAGGTCAACTGTGTGTGCAAGGAATAGTATTTTCGCTTTCTTTGGCAGGGCTGACATGATTCCCAACGCAAGAATAGATTTGCCAGTACCTGTAGGTGCAATCAAAACTCCTCTTTGTTTTTGTAAAGCGGAGTCTATCATTCTTTCCTGGTCATCACGAAAAGTAATACCTTTTAGCTTTGGCTTTTTTACTGGAAGTTTTTCTTGCTCACCTATGATTTCATACTTGATTTTTTCAGACTCCAGGATTGCAACTGCGTGCATTAAAAGCCCCGTAGGTATGAAATAACCACTCTTGGATTTCGAAACCATTGTCTTATAATACTGGACAGCTTTCTTTGGACCATAAGGTGTCGGTTTATAAAAGACATCCTCAAACGCTAATTTTTCCTTTAACACCTTATAACCATTGGGGGTTATCTCGGTGATACAGGAGTTTAGTATTTTTAATACAACAATCATCAGTACTCCTCGAAACACATTTTATAGTGGTTACCTAACTCTGAAAATATTCTGGATATTTTCCTTTCACTCCAGCCCATTTTCTTTAGATATTTTCTCAGCATATACTTTGTAATCTTATCGGTTTTATCACTGTAAAGTTCAGGTAAGTCTGCTTTTATGAGGTTGACAATGAATAAGGCATCCTCATCAATAGACTCCAGAAATGCTAATTTATTAACTATTGAATTTTCTATTGACTCCTCTTCAGAGGTTTTAAGTATATTAGGAAATTCATGAATTGATAGGTAGTTTTCAGGATTGAAGGCGTTTAGGGCACAGTCTATTGAATCCCACATCATTTTCTCCTTTTCAAAGAGGTACCTTTAGATAGTCTCTTTCTCCTTTTTTCTCTAAAAAATTCCTTTTTCATTATGTCGTTAATAACCCTTTTTTGTCTGCATCTGGAAGAACATTCATCCTTTCTTTTCTGTCTGCTCACACAGGATTCAAAAGTTAGCCATTTACTGTCATTTTCACACCAGAAAATCTTATTTCGCTTGAAGGAATCACAAGCAACTTCCATTTTATGAACAAATGTTTTTCTTATGGGACAGTGTCGATATTGGATATTTTCTTCCTTTTTTCGCTTATTACTCTGAGCATAAATTTCACAATACCTGCAATACATTTACTCCCCCTTTTGTTCAACTAACCTTAGATACTTGCCTTTGTCCTGTATCTTGATTATGCCTTTCTTGATAAGATCAGTAACTTTGCCAGTACCCAACTGCTTTTGGATTGCTGATTTCTTTGCAGAAGAAACCTTGTTGTAGTTTGTTTGACCAATGGATTGAATAAGTCTGGAGTTGTTTATTACTGATACGGTGTTGTCAATAACAGTAAAGTACCTTAAATCGTCAATTGGTATCCTCTTTTCATTTTTCCATTCTTCAATGAGCCCCTCTTGAATTTTTTTGATTTCCTTTTCAAGTTCATCCTTTTCCTTTTTCAAGGTATACAGTTGTAATGCTTTGTCAGTCATAACCCCCCCTTTTGTAGATAAAGTTCACCTAAAATTTTGGTTTCTTCTTCTGTAAGTTTGTCTCGTTTTGCAGACATGAGGTAGCTAATTGTAAGTTGTTCCCAGGAGATACGAGGTTCGATTAAAAACATGATTGATTTGTATGGAGAGTAAGCGTTTAAGGAACCTTGGAGAAAATCCCTAAATCCAATATGAAACGCGGTTTTCTTATTATACCTTTTTTCATATGCATCCAGGCAAGCTTCATAATAATCCACAAATCTGTCAAAAGATTCACCGTCTTTACACCATCTCATCACAGCAGGATGATTGTAGTTGTACTGCTTATTTTGTGTTCCCCAATGAACACCAAAATAGTGTCCAATGTCACTTAGGATTTGATAGCCTTCTCGCACGTTAACCCTTTTTAATGCGTAGTCAGGTAAAAATGCTGCGTTCTTCCTAGGATCTTTGTGAATCACATAAAATTGCATTATTCCTCCCATTTTCCTTCTTTTTTTATGAGGTCTATAGTTTCTTTGTAAAGCTCCTCAGTTGTTTTCTCCCCTCGATTTCTCAACCCTTCATAACCCTTAACCCTGTAGCCTCTATTTTTTACTGCATCAAGTAACTGCTCTTCAGTCTTTAGGGCGGGAGGAAGGCTGGAATCTTCTTTCCTAAGCCTCTCATACTCTTCTATGTCAAGCATCATTATTGACTTGTCTTCTCTGTTCAGGAATTTTTTTACAATCTTCCTGATATATAGGGGGAGCCTAAATGGGTCGCCTTTTTCAAAGTTTAATCCATGAACTCCCCCAACCCTAACAGCGTCAATATTCAATTGAATGTAAGTCCATTTGAAGTATATAACTTTATTTGAGTAGTGCGGTATATTAGCGATGACACCTGAATCACAGTAAAAACAGGGCTTTCTTGGAAACCATTTGAAGAACCAAGGTGGGTTGTATCGGTGGGCTGCACAGTCATGGACTTGAAAATAATAATTAGGTATTACTATGTTTGGAAGTAGCCACCTTGTGTTTGTAGCCATAAAATTACCTTATTGCTTCTTGTATATGTTTTACCTCTTTTTTAAACACATGAATCTTTCCGCATTTAGGGCATAAAGCGGAAATTTCAGCAAATAATCTATCTTCTATGTGGTTGTAATAAAATTCAATGTCCTCAAAATTTCCTGCAAAAGTGTCCACCTGTTCTTTCTTTTCCCTGCACTTAAACCTTACTGATACGTTTACCCTTGCCATAAATCCTCCTTGTTGTGAAAAAGAATTCTATAGAACTCCATGAAATAAAATAACAAACAAAACCCCTCATTTTTGTTTTCCAAAAGGAAACACATGGGTCATTTTTGATGTGTAAACCCCTGCCTGTCCAGGAATAAAGACCGGGCATTAAAGCCTTCAGGTCATCAAGGTTTATATTTCTTCTAAAAGTTTCCCATGTAATTTCAGTAGCTTCATCCACAGCTTTAATCATTTCTTCTGTAGGAATAAGAGGATCTCTACAATCAAACTGATAATTGTACTTCATAAAAACCTCCTTTTTAGGTTAAAACAATAAGACCACTTATTGGGGCAGGGAATGACTCTCTGCCCCTAAAGTATCCTTATTTTACATATTTAGGAAGTTCAGCAAATCTTCGCCATCCCTTGAGTATATCTCCAATGTAGGGGAGTCTCTTAGTGTACTCTTTTTCATCCAAAATTGCAAAACACCGAGTGCATATTTTGATGTAATCAGAATGAACAAACTGGTATTTACTTTTACATTCACACGTCCAAATATTTCCTGCTGTCGGTATCTTCTTTCTCTCCAACTGCTCAAAGGTGTAGATAAAGTCCGTTACTCTTGCAGTCCATCCATTGCCATAGATAAATTCCCAATCAATAAATCGAGCATCAAAATCATCAATGAGGACTTCAAGTTGATCGTAAGGTCTTTGTATTCTTAGTATCTTCCACTTTTCAAACTGAAGTTTCCCTGCCATCTGCTTTGCAAACTCTGGTTCACTTTGTTTCCTTTCTGTTGGTGTTTGTTTTTTCTTCTTAAATGGATTTCTCAATTCGAACCTCCTTTTTGTATGGGGGCTGACTTCTCAGCCCCCAGTTGTTAAGTTGATAACTAATTAGAATACTTGGAAATAATGTTGGCAATGATAGGGCCTGCTTCGTCTGCCCTTACTGAAGATTTCATTTCGTGAGTTAGGTATTGAGTGGTAGCACGATTCAAATCCCAAAGCAGTACTGAACCATCAGTTGAGCTACCCAAAGTCTTGCCATCCCCAATGAGAGGTAACGCTTCAATTTTCTCTCGTTCCTTCTCTGAGAAGGGCATCGCTTCCCAAATCTCAGCAACCTGAAACTTGTCAATTTTTGTTTGAGTCCACTTCTGCCAAATTGCTGTTGTGTGATCAAAGCCCTCAATGAAATTAACCAATTCCTGTTTAATGTCAGGAACATCAAAGTCTCCGATATGTTTCTTTTGAATCATGTCTTTAAATCTTGGTACGACTAACCCATTAGTACACACAAGTTCCATTGCTCCACGTTCAAAGATGAACTTCCTTGATTTGTCATAGCAGTTTTTAAGGGACAATGTTGGGGCAACAGGATCTTTCAGTGCTATATTCTTTTGAGCGTCCGGGAATGTGATGTTTAGCTTAAACCTCGCCCCATCTTTGAAGAACTTGAAAGCGAATTTGGGTTCTCCAAAAGTATCGCCAAGTTCATCCACAGCAGTAACAGCTTTGTCCACAATTTCTTCATTAAACACCAGAGCATAATCATCGGACACAAACTGGAATAGATTTTGATTGTTTTGATCCCTTAACGCATACCAACCTTCAATAGGCTTCTTGTCAAACCGCCCTGTCCAAATAGGCTCCTTGACAGGGGTAGGCCATTCTACTTCTGGGAATCTTTCTCTGACTCCATCAATGATCCTTGCTTTTTCTTCCATTGCTTCTACGAAACTCATAAATACCTCCAATCAGCTAAAGGTTAGTAGAAAAGTTTGTCTGTGTCTTTCCAATAAAAGCCGTTTGGCTGGCCTGAAAGCTGACTTGGGAGAATGTGGTGTTTTTCGTAATTGATAGGGGAGTCTTTTCTGGTACTGTAACGATGCCCTTTGATAATATAGCAGAATTCCATATGCTCCTCTTGGATTCTATCCAAGAGACAAGCAACATAACCACGAACATACTCTCTCGCCCATTGCGGTGCTTCTTTTAAGGTGTGATTGTAAACCTCCATAATTTGTTTGGTTAATTCTGAATGTGTTACCTTGCAAGTAACCGCCATTGAATAGATCATTCTAACCTCATTCACTGCTCTGGTTTGAAGTTGCAAAGACCTTTTATAAGTTGGCATACTAATCCTCCTCATATAAACGAACGTTGTAAATTTCAGTTACACATTCCATTTTTGTTCCGCATCTTGCGAACTTCCAACCTATTCTCCTTCCTTCAGTGTTTTTTGTTGCACCTAAACAATGACCAAAATAACCTTGACATTGGTTAAACACCCCCTTTACTGTTTTTGATGTAAGGGTTGTTATAAGCGTTGGCCCATGAAACACTTCTGCTTTTGGCATAAATACCTCCAATTTGGTTAAGGTTACCTCCAATGGGGCCAATGACACTTGAAGTCACTGGCCCTGTGAAAGCATCCTTATTTTTCAACTGGTTTGTTCAATGAAATGTCATCACCTTTTTTGTATCCAGCATAATAATCCTTAGCATCTGTCCTTCTTCTTTTACTATGATTTTTCTTCAATTTATAATTGTTTTTCATATAATTATCAACTTCGCCCTTCTTTAAAACAACAAGATCCTTAGTCATCTCTTTTACTTGCTGTTCTTCCTTCTTTTTGTAAATCTCATTCAACCTCTCAGTAACACGAATTGACATTCCTACACAGAAGTCATCCTGTTCTTTCTTTTTCTTAGAGTACACTTCTGATTGTCGGATAATCGTTCTGCGGATAAAAACGAAATACCATAAAGCAAGATCAGCATCCGCTTTCATTCCAATTATCCTAAAGCTGTTCCCTGAGATAAGACACCGACATTCAAAAATGTCACAGATTTTTACAAGAAATACCCCCTCCCAGCTATTCATAGCTTTGTACCTTGAGGTGCTAACTTCAGAAACTTTGGAATCCTCTCCCTCAGCCTTGATACTTTCAATCTGGTATTTAGCCATTAACTCCGCAGCTTTTTCCCCAGCAAGTTTAGCTTCGTGTGACTCTGGATTGTTGCTTGCCAACGCTAACAGCTTGTGGATTTTTTTAACTACCTGCTCTTTGTTCATTAAGCTCCTCCTTTTTAGCTTTTTTACACCTATCTAATACAAATTCCAAAAAGATTAGAAAGATATGGTCATCGTTGATGTGAAGGTAATGATTTTGAATTTCATCCATGAAACAATGGAGTTCCTCCTTTAAAACCCTACTGTCTTGAATTGTTTTTAACTCATTTTCAATTCTGGTCATCATAAAAACCCCTATTTATAGTAAAGGAATTCAAAATAGATGTTTTCAAGCAATTCTATTTGTTTTTCTAAAGTAGCTAATTCAAACAAATTGACATAGTATCCTTTTTTTAATTCTTCAATTCTGTTTTCCTTTGATTCCCTTTTTCTTTGCAGTTGTCTTTTTATGTAATACAGGTGTTTATCTTCATGACCACAATAATTACAAAAGGAACATTTAGGACAAATATATTGACCGTTACATTTAACGCAGGTTTGGAAGTCATTTGTCACATTACCACAACCCACACAAACTCTTCCTCCCATAAAAACCTCCTTAGTTTTGATCCGCGGAAAGATGATCCACGCATTAAAGAAAGTCAAACACTCTAAAATAGTAAAATTGCATAGAAAAGCCAGTAGAAAATACAGGTTTTACCTTGCTGGAGAAGGAAAAAAATAAGCCCCCGGCCTGAGCCAGGGGCTGTGGTGATTACTTAGCTTCCGCTTTAGTTTCCTTCTTCGCCTTAGGTTTGGCTTTAGCTTTAGGTTTGGCTTTCACTTTCGTATCCGTTTTACGCTTGGCTGAAGTTTTCTTCCCTTTCTTTGGAGTAGGTTTGGGCAACTCGCCCTCTTCGCCACATTCCCCAAAGTATTCCAAGTTGGGATCATCAAAGTAAAACCTGCCGTTCTCTTTTGAGTGGAAGATTTCTTTTGGACCACGATTCTTGTTGCCGTTACGCAGCCCACCAAAATGACCCCGAATACGAGAAGCATCACAACCAATTTCCTCTTGAAACTCTTGCATAGTAGCCCCGCAAATGAGGAGTGAGTTGATCATGGATGCTGAAGTGCCAACTCCATCACCGATGATGTCATACCTTTTCTGCTTCTTAGGTTTGGCAGCTTTCTTCCGTTTAGCCTTCTTTGTCTCCGATGCAGAAGCAAAAGCCCCTTCACACTGCTTAAAAGATTCAGGATCATCTTTCTTGCAGATTGTGAAACAGGAAGACTTTGGATTGGGATCGAAAGGGCAGCCACAGGTTGATTGAAATTGTTCAGTCATAAAAACCTCCAATTTGGTTAAGGTTTATAGTTTTTGGCCTTAGACTTTGTAGGTGTTTGTCAATACGCTTTTACCTCCTTCTGTCCAGTGTAATTGAAACACTTTATTGTCTCTTGTCACTTCATAGAAAAGCTCAGGGGTAGAGACAGAGACAAGTAAACCACGAGATATACCAAGAGCTGGATTGTGTACACAATTCAGTTCTTTGTATGGACTAAGCGATCTGAGAAAGGGGACCGATTTGCCAAGCACACAAATATCAGTCTCCCCTTTATAGTTACATTCTGCAAACAGGTTCAAAGTCCAAACATCCTCTGCTGGCTTTAGAACTTTGTTACCTTTGCCTGTGACAATCACCTTAGCTTTTAAGGGGAAGTGAATTTCACGTTCCCCATTGGTAAGGTATTTGTTCACCCAGAGTTTAAAGGTTGCTCTTTCATCCTCTTCATGCCCGAACATCAGATAGTTAAAACCGTTTTGAGAAAGTTTCAGCTTCATAAATTACCTCCACTCGTTATAGGTTCCACTGAAACAATCAAAGGGACAAACAGTAGCTTGCCCCTTTTCAGGATCAGCCAACCTAATGGTAAGCCACAAATATCTTTGCTCTTGGGGAGATGACAATAACAGCCCTCTTTTTACATTTGAAGAAATGACAGGGCTTTCCTGCTATAGGCTTATACCCCTGAATCTCCAAGAAATCCACAGCTTGTCTGATACTTTTATGCTTTTCCATAGTCACTCCCTGTTGAAATAATAGTTAAATATTTCGAGCATTTTTGGAATAACGGGTTTTATTTTATCAACATTTTTTTCTGCTAATGCAAAAGGAAACTTTTTTTCATATTCAGAAACTATTTCCTTTGCAGTCCTTAGATATTTTAGCGGATACTTAATAGCGAGTAAACCTGTAGGTAGATGAGTTACTTGATATCCTCCTTCACCTTTGTGTATACCTAAATATTTTGATATCAACCCAGAAACTTCCCGCCAACTTTGTTCTTCAGTCAAATCATTCACAACACTAATTTTGAACTTTCCTTTTTTCATTCTAAACTCCTTGCATTGTTAACAGCTTTCTCTTCAGTTTCAAAAGGGCCAAAAAAGTCACCATCAGGCAGGCAGCCAGGAAATTCTGCCACCCAATACCAACCTGAAAGGGCTTTCTTTGCTTTTTGGATTTCCATGTAAATAGGTTCGTTTTTTGCAGCGACAAGAACCAAGTCAAAACCTGCGTATTCTGCCCTTTCTTTCAATTTGAGTAGAAGGCTAATATCGTCCCTGTGTTCTCCAGTATAGTCCACTAAAGATTTAAACCATTCAGTTGCTTCATCTTCCCACATTCTATCAGTTTTATCTAAATAAAAGGTTTTGAAACTGCCATAACCTTCTCCCTCTTCATTTTTGAACTCATAGTAAGTCATATCGCCTCCTCTTCCTCTAACATTTGAAAATATTCCTTTGAACACCTCTCATCCAAGTCATGGTAACCTTCAGGGAAAGCATACCCATTAAAAATATCACCTAAAAGAAACTCTTGACAACCGCACATATAAATTTCGCCTGTTGGTGTGATGAATGGGGTTTCACATACACAACGATCAGAAACTCCTAAACCATTCTCAACAGCCCTCCCAATGTTTGCAACATTTGAGGAGACATTTCTGATTTCTCGTAAGTCTGTTGGCGTAGTGTTGTATTGCCCCACATAAGGCCAGGAAGGCTGTTTCCTGGACCTGTAATAGCCGAAAGCCTTTAGCACTGACTCATCTATGCCTAAGTGAAAATCATCAACGGACAGAGCTGCATGAATCAGTCCCCGTTTTGCCATGTGTGCAAGCCTCATGGAGATGTCTTTGTTTGAACCATTAGTGGCAATGAATAAAGGCAAATCGTCAAGACACCATGCACTCAAAGCAATACCCATGAACTCCCAAAATTGGGGATGAAGTGTGGGTTCTCCACCCCCAATAGTTATACCACTATCCTCAATCTCATCCGATTCCTTAACTGCCCTTTTGAATGTTTCGATGTCCATGTCTTGTCCATCCTCTGTACATGAGTAGCAGCAGTGTGGACAACGCATGTTGCACCTTGTAGTGATTTGAATGTAGGTCATGCAGTCACTCCTTAAAGAATGTCAGTCAATAAGTCAACAACCCGTTCATTTTCAGGACATCTGTTTCGTTCAGCCTCCTCTTTTGTTTTGAATTTCCTTGCTTTTTTTACAACTTTTGTGTAGGAACAAGGCAATCCTTCCTTTGCCACATACAATGAACCTTTTTTAATCACATACATAAATCCACCCCCAATTTGTTGATGTTCCTGAAACGATAAATGCCCCTGACACAAGCCAAGGGCATCTACTTTTCAGCAACTTTTAGGTATGAACACCCCCATTGATCATTGCCATGATAAACAAGACCTCCAACCATAAAGATGTTTTCTCTACAATAAATTGGATGTTCATAATGTGGTTCATTTATATCTTTTTGTTGAGTCCACTGAATCCCGAACTCAATGAAATCCTCTTTGTCTTGGACCGGCCTTCTGTTAGCTGAAGTCAAAATAACATCAACCCCATCATCACCATAGCCATCCAGGTATGACAGTTTTCCCATAAAAGCAGTGAAGGATGATAAAGAGTGGTTGTTGTAGACAAAGAAAATTGTCTTCATTATTGCCCTCTGTGCCTCTGGATTGGGATTGAAATACAGTGCCATGAGTTACCTCCTTGTTTTTAGGTGCCGTTCAATACCCTTGACTTGATACAACGGGTCATGTTGTCTACACCATTCAATGACATCAACACCTTTTTCTTGAAGATATTTCATTCCACGTTTTTTTTGAGCTTTCCTGATCTGCCTTTTTTCACTTGGTTTGTGATTGATTTGTTCTCCCATGATACCTCCTTAAAGATAGATTTTGAGTTGGGTTTCATTGCCTTCCTTATCAACAACAACAATTTTACTCCCTTTCTTTTGGGCTTTGACAAGATCAAGCCCCAAGTCCACCAGTTTATTCATTAAGTGACGTAAGGGCAAGCGTCTTTCCTCAGCCAGCTTAACCAACTTTTTGTGCAACTTTTCATCCATTGCATGGTTAATGTACTTCATACTACACCTCCGAGTTTACAATTTTAGATATTTCATTGTCTAAAGCCAATGCGTACTCAAGACCGTCATTCAAAACACCACCAAGTTCCTCAAACTGTTTAAGGTTTTGTATCGCTTTTTCAGTAACATTGAATCTTCCTTTGATAGGCCACAGGTTTGACTCATCATGCTTAAGGAATAACTCTTGAATTTCTTCTTGAGTTAAGTCCTCAATGTCAACATCATACATTTTGTACATAAAACCCCCTTAAACTAATCCCATTTCTTTAAGTTTTAACCAAGACCTTTTGATATTTTCTTCCTTTCCAAGGGTTGGACAAGGGCACTCACCTCTGTCAATACCGGCAAATTTACGGCAAATGGGGCAAGCAAAGATTATTTTATGCTCCAAATAATCAATACCTCCCACCCAAGGTATACGAAAATAAGGTTCTCCTGGACAAACAGACATAGAACAAGGCATTTCAAAATTTGAAAGAATGTGAAGAACCCTTTCAGCATGAAACCTTTCGTTATACTTTGCATAAAACCCCACATAAAAATTTGTCTCTTCCATAATCCACCTCCAATTTGGTTTAAGGTTCCTAAATCAATGGGAACCCCGAGAATAACTCAGGGCTCCGATGATTCAAGACCTAAAATACTTTCTATCTAATGAAAGAGAAGAGAATTTTCTTGGGAATTTCACCACACTTTCCAACCTCATCATTTCTTTGTAGTTACCTCCTTGAATATGAATTGGACCTAAAAATTCAACAGCAAGATTTAGGATGGTCTCATTGACAGGACTTGTACTGTCAAGTCTAATCATGATAGAAGGTACAAGCCAAGCTACCCAAGCTCTGGCAGTATTTACCTCTTGTTTCCCACACTCAGTACATATATACTTTGGCCTTTTAGGTTTTTCTGATTCAAAACCCACCAAACACATTTCTGTACCACAATTTTTACATTCCATAATGATCCTCCCTTTTTTTCGTAATTTCATGGTTTGTAGTTGTAGTTTCTATAATCTTCTTAATTATAAATTTAGGTGTAAGTCCAAGTACCCTTCTTTTTCCATCCAATTTGTGACTAATTACCAATGAGGGGTTAAATAAAGCTATTTCGGCTAAAGCAATCCCTTTAAACACGTTTGTTACACGAGTAGTTTTATCAAAAAGCAGCACTGCCTGTTCGGTATTAATAGGGGGATTGCATGAATTAAGGTTTTTAAAGAAATGTTCAGCTTCTTTTAATTCAACAAAGAAAGAAAAGCCATCACCTTCGCTTTCTTTTTCTTTAATGAAAGTACAAACATCCTTATTGAATTCATAAGGATAAGAAGACCATGGAGGGAGGTATAAAATATCTCCCGTAGATTCTTTAGCCCACAATTCAAATAGTTTGTACCCAACATCCAATTTTACATCATGGAAACACTGGATAGCTTCGTCAAATCGGTTACACATACTTAAATAAACCCCCTTTCTCTTCTCATAATTATAAATTCAGAACAAATAGAAGTTTTCATATAATTCCCAACTAAGCCTGAAGGTATTGTGTAGCTGCCAATACCTTTTTGATAATAAATTTTATAAATACCTACTTCTGCATTTAAATAATAATACCCGGTTTCTCGCAGGTATTTCGCTGCCTCATCAAAATATAGAAAGAAGTTGAAACCCTGAACATAATTGTCAAACATATGTTTTGGTCCGAAATAAATAAGGGACTCTCTTATAGCAGCTTTGTCTTTGAAAGGGACAAAGCTATTTTTTGCATACTTAAAAAATTTAGGAACCCTACCAAATCCTTTTTGTCCTCGAGGAAATAAAGGCTGAATAAAACCATTTTTTTCAGTCATTACCTTATAACCAAATCCTTCTGTTTCATCGAAAAAATCAATTTTTTCTACAGGTACAGCAATACACATAAGCCACCTCCTCAGGAGTGAGTTTAAAATCTTAAAAATTCTTTAATCTAAAAAACGCATCAAAAAACATTTTTTCCAGATATGTTTGGTTGTTGGGTTTGGGCGTTTGAACCTTTTGGCTTTTTCTCGCTCTGCTATTAGGTTTTTCTTTTTTCCTATGCTTGCTCTTTGGCATAATCCACCTCCAATTTGTTTGTGCTGTCCCCGGAGTGACAGTAGGTTTGTTAAAACTAAAAGGTTTTATTGAAGGCTTGAATTTTACTCAAGCCTTCTAAAAACCTCCTAATCTACAGGAATGTATTTCCTAAAAACATCTACTATGGTTTTGGCTTCCTTCAAGCCAATAGTTTCACCTCCCTGTGAACAGGAAATGTTTCGGATTGCTTTGATAGCCTTGATCCACTCTTGTTTATCAATAGCGGAATCAAGGTTCACTTTGTGAAAATTTAAAGCACTGCACCGAATTTCTGTACCACAATCTCGGCAAACAAAAGCAAACCCAGTTTCTTCATTCCAAAATGAAGCACAGTTACATACTGGACAGTTCATAAATACCTCCAATTTAGTTTTATTTTTCCCCTTCAATAAGTTCTTCCCTTAATTCCTCAATAAGTTCTTCCAGTCTTGCTATGACTACTTCACTACTTAATTGTTTGGAACAGCAAGGACATGGGTTTACATGGGACTTTTCAGATTCTCCAACCTCTTTTTGAAGATCCGCAATATCCTTAAACATCTCAACACAATCTTTACAAATCCAAAGACCTTTTGTTATGAAATAAGGGCAGCATCTTTTATTTTCACCGCACTTACCGCCAAGTCTCCTTTGTAGCTCTTCTAAAGGTTTTAAGTATAAAGTATTATTAAAACTCATAAACCACCTCTAAAATTTTATAGGTTTAAAAAGAAATCTATCCAAGCTGCCTACTATGAGAGCAGACAGCTTGTAAGATTCCCTTTATGTTAAAGGTTCAGTCACTAAATCCGCATCGTGATATACGCATTTGTGAGAGTCCCAAGTATGCGCCAAGCCACACTGAGGACAATACAATGGGATTGTGCAATTAACAACTTCCCAAGTCTGTCCGTTGATTTCAAGCCGTTCACCCTTATAAAGAGTGAACACCCTGCCATCAGTTAAAGTTATTTGAACTTCCCCCGGATCGAGGAGACAATCGGTATAGTCTTCTTCACCGAAGACTTCCCCATAATCCAAGATAACCCCACTCTCAATATTCAACACTTCAACAGACATAAACCACCTCCAATTTTAATGGTTATTAGGTCGAGTATTATAGTACTCCCTACTTGAAATTACACCTCTCCAAGAATACGGGTGGTTTTTAATGAAACATGATGGCAAGCATGTCCGTAAGTATCGCTGTATGTCTTATCTCCATTTGTGTGGTATTCAAGACCATCTTTCTCGCAATACCTTTCTCGCAATACCTTTCTCGCAGTACCATGCAGTGGGTACAATGAGACATACCCATCTTCATCAATATGATGAATTATTCCAACCGTACGTCTTATTCGTATTCTTTTAAGGTCTTTGTTATAAATGTTTGTAATCATTACAATCATGCCCTTACGAAAGAAAATACCGTTTTTGTGTTTCATAGCCACCTCCAATCTTATAAGTTAAACGATCCAATCAAAGGGGAGAACAATGCTCTCCCCTTCTCAGAATTATTTAACCACGCTTACGCTTGCTTTTCTCTGGAATACTACTCAAATAAGCACCTAAACGAGACTCACCTTTTCGTACATGAATCACAGCAGAACCCCGAGAAGATGCTTCCCGAGCTTCTCTATCTATTTTCCTTAGCTCTCTCATGTAACTCCCATCAGTATTCATACCAAAAAACTGAGAAGTTACATACCCCATTGGCCTGTGCCCCATACGATTGCTGATAATGTTACTCATAACAACCTCCAATTTAAGTGTTTAACTGTTCTTTCATATAAGAAGCACGTTCAGCCGTAATAGTGTCCTCATACTCTTCATTAGATACCCAGCCGTTTTCAAGCAAGTGTTCGTAAAGTTCTTCGGGGTCAGAGATGTAATTCCCATTATCGTCTTTTAATACAAAACCACATTCAAAGCACTGGAATCTTTGAACAAACTCTTCTGTTATTTCCAAGTCTTTTTGTACGTTTTCCCCATTGTCCACAATTGCTACAAGTTGAGAAACAAAAGACCCTTCAGCTACCTGTTCAATTTTGTTGGTCCCACATACTGGACAATCAAATTGTACTTTAAACATAAACCACCTCCAATTTTAATGGTTAACTGACACAATTGAAGGGAAGAACTCAGTTCTCCCCTTCTCAGAGTCAATTAAAACAAGTAGTCCCCGATTTGAAAAACAGCTACTTGCAGTTAAAATGAAACATCAGACACCCGGCCTGCCTTTGCCAAGCTAATGGAGGCAGACTCACACGATAAGTAGTGGTTGGCGTTTCACTTTGGCGAAAATTTGTACTAACGAGAATTATTAAACTACAAGTAAAACAATCCCCGCAGAGCGTTCGCACACAAAGAAAACTGTTAATAAACTTAGGGTGTTACTGTTTTGCCTTGCCTGAGAAAAGCAACAATAATCTTACCAAAACCCCAAAACTTCTGTATTGTCAAAGAACATCCCTTCAGCCTAAAACTGAAGTTTTGATTGAGCGTGGTTTGTCTTCTCTCTGCTCACAGTTATCAATCACACCCCGAATCTTCTCTAACTCAAAAATACGATAGTAAATCGGGGAAAAACTTGTATTTTTTGAGTTAGTTACAAAGATGCCGAGCATGATTGGGGAGTCAGTAGAAACCAAGAGCCACAATCAGCTCAATCAAAA